CAAGGAAAGTATTTACTTAGTGATAATACATTAAAAAGAAGAGAAAGAGAAGAATCCTAAACTCTAGCACAATAAAAGCTAAAATAAAAAACAAAGAAGAAATTGATATAAATATACCAATAGATATAAAAGATTATACATATCCTAATTTTATAAATGGTAATAGAATTTCATTAAAAGATTTTATAAAACTATTAGAAAAGAATAATAAAAGCTTATTGATATCATATAATAGATTATGTTTAATACTTAGAGATAATAATATATATGAATATGTTGAAGTAGATGGTAAAAACAAAATGAATGTAACAAATACATATTTGAATTTAAATTATTTCTATCATAAGAAATGCATATCTTCAAAAGGCACACAATATTATAAAATCGAACTATTACAAGATGGAATAAAGTTTATATATAGATTGCTGGCAGATAATAATTTAATAGCTAGTTAAAAGGGATTGAGGATATATTTTTATATATCCTTTTCTTTATATATCCAGATATAATTGAGAATGAGAACCAAATAAAAACCACCTTTTATATGAATATTATTATATTAATTTATTGACATATACCAGTAAAAATGATAATATAATATTAACAAATAAATTACATGTCTAAGACAATCAAGGCATACAACAAACGATATTAATCTAGTGCAATACTAGAAATAAATTTAAAAATAATAACAAATTAATGGAAATAATGTTTGACATTAGTATGAATATATGAGATAATAAATTAAGGAAAGAAATAGATATTGTGTAACAAGAGAAACCAAGACCAGCAAAGAGCTTAATAAACTCTCATAGGTGTGGATACCTTAACAAAATCGTAAGCTAGGAACAGTTAGTCTCTTGCAATATCTAACTCAAACAAAACAAGTTAATAAATTAAATAAGGAGTGTTAATTATGAAATATAGTGCAATGGTTATAACTCAAGACAATGAATTAATAAGAGTGGATAGTGAATATAATACTAAAAGTGATTTTATTAAAGATTTGAGAGCTAATGGATACAAAGTAAATAATAATAAAGTAAAGACATTTGAAGAAATGGAAAGAATATTAAACACAACTAACGGCAATAAATGGGATTGGAATAAAAACATATAAGAGGAGTTTAAAATCTTCTCTTATGATATATTAAATTAATTATAAGAAAGGAAATGATAAAAATGAATTATTTAATGCTAGGCGAAAAATTACATAAGGGAGAAGATTATAGAACAGCTAGAGCAATAAGAGTAAGAAAAAATCAAATATGTTCTTGGTGTACAAAAGAAATTCGAAAGGGCAAAATAGCAATTATGTGTTATACTTTAGAAGATGTGGGTATTACTACAATACAACAAAAACAATATTTACATGAAAATTGTGTAGAATTATTTGCAAAAGCTATTAGTGAATCAGATTCAGCAGAAATATTCTAATAGGTAGCACAATGAAAGGTATGAAACAATACTACAATATAGAGCAGATACAAGATAAGTATTATATATTTAATAGCTTAATAATGAAATTTGAAAGAATACCATTTAATACAGAACAAGAAGCACAAGAACATATTGATACTATAATATTTATGTGTGAATATATGTGTAATTAACTATTAAGAGATTGTAGGGGAATACAATCTCTTTTATTATACAGTAAATAAACTTAAATCAGACTACTTAAAACAACTCTTTTATCAATAAATTAAGATAAAATAAAATTAAAAATATAGTAAAACGGAGATATTAAGAGATAAACAAAGTATAACTCTATTAATTTGTTATAAACAATCCCAAATAACCTTAAATTAACTTTTACAAAATCTAAGTCATGACTTATAATTATATTATCAGCTAAGGGAACTTAGCAACAAGTAAAACAAATTAATAAATTTAAAGGAGAATGATATTTATGGCAGTTATAGTCTACAAGGATAGAACAATCAAAGAAGTTAAAGCAGAAGAGTTACAAAGAATGTTAAAAGATCAAGTTGCTAAAGCTAAAATATTTTCATGGTTATATATTAAATAGAATATAACCTACTTACATAATAAATTAATTAATATTAAAGGAGTCGATTAAAATGAAGAAAAATAATATGGCGGTAGTAAATGAAATAGTAAAATATGAAAGCAATTTTAAAGAAGGGTTAGTATTTTATTACAAAGGTAATATTGAAGAATTTAAGAACGACTTAATAAATGAAATAAACAATAATGAAGCAGTAGAAGTATTAGAATATTATAGAAGTTGTTTTAATGGTTTAAACGATACAAATTCAATTGAGGAAAAAAGAAAAGCGTTATATGGAATAATATTAATGTTAGAAGGGTTTATTGATTAATAAGATAGGAGGCTGAGAAGCTTCTTTTTCTTTACAAATATGTAACAATACTATTATAATTATATAAGCAAATAAAGACTATATAAGACCATGTAAGGAGGTTTAAATAATGGAGGGTATAAAAACATCTAAGGCACAATTACAAGCAGTTAAGGCATGGGAAGATAAGAACAAGGATAAAGTTAATTATACAAAAAGTAAATCAGCTTGTAAAAGTTTTATTAAGAATAAAGCAACATTTGAAGATATACAGGATATTGAGGAATTAATAAAAGAAGTTAAAGCACGTAAATATAACAATCTATAAGCAATAAAAAATATATTTAAATAATCCTATTAATTTATTAAAAAAGTTATTGACAGATATATAAGTCGTGACTTATAATAGATACATAGGGAACAAGTAAACAAATTAAAATAATTGAAGTGAGGTAGATTGATATGTTACAATTACAAGAAGGTCAATTTGTTAAATTAACAGGAACTATAGTTAAAGGCGAAAATGATATATATGTTGTAGCTCACGATTACACAAAGAAAGATGCTAGATATTCAATAGTAAAAAATGAATATTGCTTAATTAAAGTTAAACTTGATGGAACTGAAAAAAGTGGTGGATATAGATATTATTTTTACAATGAAAAATCAATCAAAAATGACCCAAATATGAATATAGAAATAGTGACTGATTTGAAGAAAGCTAAAAAGGAAGTTAATGAGTATTTAAATGGAATTAACTCAGAAGAAGTAGTAATTGAATTTGTAAAATCAGAAAATCAAGAAGTAAAAGATGGTTCAATTATTAAATTTCCTAATGGAATTAAATTTGGAACTTTTGGAGAAAAATACATAGGAAATAGAACTATATGGTTAGTTAAATTTAGAGAAAATAAAACAATATATATCAAGGAATTAGGAAAAAAAGGTCAAACTATTTCTTCAGGTAATGAATATAGTTGCACAATAGGATTAACTCAAGAAATAATAAAAGTTTGTGAAGTTCTTAATAAAATAGAAACTAAAAAAGGTGATATAATAAAAGAATCTAAACCAGTTGAAGTTATAGAAATTGTTGCAGAACCAGAAACAAAAGAAACTTCAGCAGTTGAATCAATTCAAGAAATAACAATAGAATCAACAGAACAAACTATAAACAATGAAATTGGTTGTGAAGTTAAATTTAATACAGAAAAGAACGGAATAGAATTATATTTCAATGACAAACCAAGTGAAGAAATTAGAAATCAGTTAAAAGCAAATGGTTACAGGTGGGCAAAATTTAATAAATGTTGGTATACTAAAGACTCAGAGCAAGCGAAACAATTTTTGCAATCAATAGGTTTATTAAATAATGAAGGGCAACAAGAAAATAATACAATCAATACAACAGAGTTAAAAGAAGTTGAACCAATAGAAATTAACATTGATAATATAAACGCTGAAAATTTTCTAATATCTAAAGAAATAAGCAAAAGAGAAAATGATGGTCATTGGGTTATGAGAACTAAAGAACGTGACCACCAACAAGAAATATTAAATTATTTAAATAATTATCAAAATAAATTTATTATCGAATTAGATAAGTTAGAAGATAATTCAATTAAGAATAAATATAAATCATGGTTAAATAGTTATAAGAAACGTTACTATGAAAATTATTATAAACTACTTAGAAATAATGCAGACAACCCAAGCTGGATGACAACAGGTAGAGACGGAAGAAATGCACGTAAAGACGCTAAAATGAATTCTAGACACGATAACTTAATGAGAGAGCTAATAGCACTAGAGAGTGAATATAAAAGCAAACTAGGGGATATAAAAGGTAAAATAATAAAAGAAAAAGATAAAAAGTTTATTGATGCAGTATTATCAAATAAAAAAGAATATGAATATAAGAGAATTAAAAAACAAGTTAATGTATCAATTTCAAATGGAAATAATTATTTTCAAGGTAGTAACTTGGTTGAAAAAACTGCTTATATAACTATAGTAAATGCACAAGATTATTATATATTAAATATTTGGGGAACTTTTATTGCAGTTGATGCAAATGGAAATAGTTTTAAAAAGGGTAGTTGTTCGACTTTAAAAGATGCTAAAATAATATTAAATTATTATTTATCAGAAATAGAGAAATCAGAACAAGTTGCAGTGTGAAAAACAATTCAAAGTATTTCTATTAATTTATTGACAAATACAAAACAATCCTTTATAATTATAAATGTAGACAAGGTTACAACTTAATAAAACCTTTTAAGTCTCCAAGCTAGAATGCGTGGCAGGATAGTTCAAGTATAAAATTTAAATAGTTAAAAGTTGTAACTTACATATAAAACAGACAAGTTAAATAAATTAAAGCAAATAAAAAATATTTAATAATTAAATTAAGGAGTATGATTAAAATGAAAACAACAATAAATAAATATTTTAAAGTTAAATCTTATGCATGGAACGAATATCCAATAAGTAAATTAGATATATTATTAAATTTTGAAAGAGAAATAGATAGATGGAAAAATATTATGGGATATGATGATAAAAAAGCAAGTGAAATGAAATTAGATGTTCATGATATGATTAATAATGAAGAAATAAATGAAAATACTCCAGCAAATAAAGAATTCGTGGAAAATTTATTAAAAAAATATAATAAATCAAATGAAGAATCAATTAAAACCTTATCAAATGAACAACTATACATTAAATATCAAGAAGCAAAAGCAAACTTTAGAAACGCAATAGAGGGAACTCAAGAAGAAATTGAAGCAGATAGAATCTTTACAGAATTATCACAAGAAGTAGAAAACAGAGAAGACTTTGACTGGTTATCATTCAAATTAGAAGAATTAAACCAAGCTACCACAAAAACAACTAAACCTAATAATACTGTTAAACAAGTTAAGACATTTGTAAAATCATTTGTAATAGCAACTATAGTATTATTAACTACATCTAATCCAGTAATGGCACAAGACGTAAATGCAACTGTAATTAATTCTGATAAGTATTTTATCCAAGCAGAATATAATAATAAAGTATATAATTTTGAACGTGCTATAGAAGACCATGAGCAATGGAATAAAGGAGATAGAATAATACTTGACTTAGAATCTAAAGACGTACATGAGGCGTTAAACGGTGAATATAAAGCAAGTGTAGTTGCTACTTATCCAGAACAAAATAATTTAGTTGTAATTAAAATAGATAATAATTTATATTCATTCTATGCAGATAATGACAGTTATAAAGTAGATGATAGTTTAACAGTGACTACGCAGAATGATGAAGTAATTCAAGCTAAATAATTACTATAAAGTTAGTATTTTAATTGAATTTATTTCTATATATTGTGTTTAATAAATGTTGTATATACTATATATGGTGTATTGTTTAATAGAAAATCTTTTTTTGTAATTCTATTAATTTATTTATTAAATAGTATTGACTTAAATAAATTAATAGACTATAATAAATATAACAAGTAAAACAAATTAAGGAAACAAAGGTGGTTGAATATTATGACAAAATTACAAAAAGAAAATCTAATCAATGAAATTATGAGAAATGAAAATTCTTATATACCAAATGGAGATCAACTTAATGAAGATAATTTAAATGCTTTAAAACCTAAACAACTAGAAGATATTTTAAGCAGATCTAAAGATATTGAAAACAACAGAATAGTAAAAGTTTATATTCAAGATAATTTTGGAATAGTAGAAACTAGAGGAGCAGGAATTTTTAAATATAAATATGAAATGGATTCAGAAGACAAGAAAGACACTCAATATTTTATGGATTGTGTAAAAGAATCTTATAAGGATAGTCACAATAGAGATGATCAATTTATCCAATTAGAGGTGGCTTAAAGATGATTACAAGGGATATTATATTAAATAAGTGTAAAGAAGCTAAGAAGCTCAATAGCTTCCTTTACCTAGTCATTATAGATAATAAATTTAAATTTATGTTTAGTAATGAACCAAGTTGGATATTTTTAAAAGAAAATGATTTAAATGATAGCAATTTAGTTCAGGGATTAAATCCAGATGCCGTTATTAGACATGATAATTGCAATGATATGTCAGTTAATAGTTTAGTTGAAATGATTAATACTGAGTATATAGGAGCTACTTTATAGTAGCTTTTCATTATATAAAAAAATATTTTAAATATGAAAGGATATGGTAAAATGAATGAGATAAATGGTTTAAACGAATTTAAAAATTTAAAAGTAGGAGATAAAATTTACTGGAGAAATGAAAAACGGGGATATACAATAAAAGCAAAAAACGAAAGATACATAATTATAGTAAAAATTCTGTTTGGTAAACCTTATTATTCTATTTTAGATTTAGAAGAATGCATATGTAGTACGAATGATTTTGTATTTAATCCATACGATTATAGGAATCAAGTAGATATTGAACAATCTTTAATAGATTTAGAAAAAGGTGAATATAAACTTTCTAGAAGAAATCAAGCTTATATTTTACAAGTTATAGATAGATATAAATTAGCGTAATTTAATAAATTTAAGTATGAAAGGAATGAAAAATAAATGAGCTATGACGATAAAAATTGTTGGTTCGAGAAACGTTCAGATTATTATTTAAGAACTGCAATTAATGAAGTTACAGGGTTAAATATTTCTGATAAAGAATTTATAGGAGATTATCCAAGGGAGTTAATACAAGATTGTGAGGGATTACGTCTTAACTATACAACTATACCTACACCAATAAAGAAAAGATATTTTAAATGTGGTGCTTATCATGATAAAATTTTACTAAAATATAAAGGTCAAGACATGGTAATTGATGAACATGATATATATGATCTTAAAAATTTAATTGATGAATTATTGGAAACAAATTAAATAACTATATCACAACAGGATTAAATCCCTAAAATAAGCGATAAAAGACATTAGAGACTTGATAAAATGATTATTTTATCAATAGTTACAGTGTTTAAATAAATTAAAATAAAATAACAAAAAAGTATTGACTTATATATGTGTAGGGTGTATTATAATATCAAGAAGTAAAACAAATTAATTAATAAAAGCTACTCACCTAATAGGGAGTTAAAGCAAAAAAAAGGAGTTTTTAAAATGAAAAAATTATTTGAGGTTTATACAGAAAGCAGAGAATTGGATATCAAATCAGTAAAAGAATTTATAAATGAGTCTAAACAAACAAAGGGTGTTAATTTTGAGCAAATAGCAAGATATATTTATCAAGATGAAAATGGTAGAAATACATTAGTGGAATGTGATATTCCAACGAATGAATGTGAAAGTAATGTGATTTTTATTACTGCATATGAATATGAAGGAGAATTTGAAGACTATAGTGCAGATGAAGAAGTTATGTGTGAAGAATTTAATGGTGATTGGAATAGCTTAGAAGCGTTTATGAGGGATATGGCAGAATCAATAAATTAAAGGAAGTGTATAAAATGATAAACTTTGAAAATTACTATGGAATCCTTACTGATACACCAATAGAAATATTTAATAAAGTATTTATAGAAAAACAAAATCATGACGGAATTATAACTCTAGGTTATAAATATAAACTTGTAGAAAATAAGATTACTACAGAAGAAAAAATAAAACAATTAGAAACAGAATACAAGTATTATTATGATATTCAAGAAGATAGGTTCTATGATGCAAAAGATTTAAAAGAATTATTAGAAGAACTGGATTAATTCCAGTTCTCTTTTTATATTAATTTAATTGAAAATGACAATCAATAACCCAATAAATCATAAGTTTTACATGAATGTAAATCTATATGTTGTGGTTAGATATTAATTATAATACTATATATAGTATATAACTAATTAAAAATACTTTCTAAAAATATTTTTATATTTTTGTTAATTTGTTTGAAAATAGTATTGCAATAAATTAATAGATGTGTTATTATTAATACATGGAAGAGATACATATAAAACAAGTTAAAAATAAATTAATAAGAAGAAAGAAGGAATAAATTATGATGAATAAATTTTTATCAGTAGAAAACATGAAGGAAGCAAAAGCAAGCTATCAACACTTTTTAAATCTTGTACATGGTGGAGAATATGAAGAAACAGAGAACGGAAAAATTCAAAGGTCTTCTAGTATAGAAACAGAAAGAGGAGCTTTAAGAAAGCCAATATATGTTGGGATAGATTATTTAACATCAAGCGACAAACAAATATTTAATGCTGAACAACTTGAAGAAATAAATAATAAAACTTGCAAAGGCATTTGGTATTATAAAAATTTTGGTTATGTGTTAGTATAATATTATAGGAGGGTTGAAAATGAGTGAATTAGAAATTAATATTCATGCAAAAAGTATAGTAGGTCAATTTCTTGACTTACTATCTAAAACTTGCAAAAAGGATAAAACTAAATATATAGAAAATAGAAATTATTATGTATGTGCAATGATGAATCAGTTTACAAGTAAATATGAAAGTGAATATGTAGATAAAGGATTGATGAGCCAAGAAGATTATAAGAAACTATATTCAATAATATCTGATATTTTCTTTTGGGTAGATGTAGAACCATTAAAAAAATTATTTGACGAAGGATTAGAACAAACTAGATATGCAGTAAAGTTTTTAGGATTAATGTTACAAAAATAATGGAACTAGTTAAATACTAGTTCTTTTTTATTACTCTAAAGCCTCAGAATCCATTTTAAAAGCCTAAAGGAAATTATACCATAGTAGTATAAAACACGCTTAAATAAGCTATAAACAACACTAGAGACTTTATAAAATATTAATTTTAAATATTATTATTTTTCTATTAATTTATTTTAAAATACTATATACAAATAAATTAATATATGCTATACTTAGTACATAGATAAGAGATACATATAAAAAATAATTTAAAGGGTGGTTGATTAATATGAGAAGCAGAGAAGAATTACAAAGAATAATAGAGATAGAAAGACAAGAGAAACAAGAAGGAATAAAAATATTTACAGAATCTTTAGATAAAATAGTAATAAGCGAAACAGGAACTAGAGATTTTGTAACATTGAGAACTGTAAATAAAAGTATTGAAGATAAATTTTATTCATTCTCATATTGTTTATATCCAACAGGAACTGAAATATACAATCTATCAATAGGAACTGACATTAGTAGTCATGGATGGCTAAATGGACATTATAATAAAGAGTTTGTATTGAGAACTTACCCTAAAAAATATGAAGAAATATTTAACGAACTAAGAGAAGCTAAATAATAAATCGAATATATAATTTTAGAATTGAGAATAAACTAGAGTTTCATATTTTCTAGTTTATTATTATCAATATAAGAGGTGGTAAAAAAATGATAGAAAAAACTATTGATTATGATAAAAAAGAGATTCAGGTAGGAGATAAAATAGAAGTATTAAAATTTTTAGGTAATCTTTGGTTAGGTGGCATTCAAGGCGAGATTACAAGAATAAAACATGGTCATAATGATGAAGGTAGTTGGACTCTTGTTTATCTGAATGACTGTGGCGGAACTTCATGTGGTGTGCATAATTATAATGTTAGAAAAATATAGTTGATAATAATTTTCAATTATAAATTAATATAGTACAATCCATGATACAGTTTATATAGATAGAGAGTATAACTTTAAAAGATAAGTTGTACTCTCTATCTATTTGCAATAGATTCTATCTATATAATCTTAGAATAGCCTTAAAATACATTTTAAAAGCTTGAAGGATAAATATATCATAATAGAATTATAACTGCTTAAATGAACTATAAATGGTATTAAAGACTTGATAAAATAAGAATTTTAAATGCTGTTTCATTATATTAATTTATTAAAATAGTTCTTGTAATGTTTGTAATTATGATATATAATAAACTCATAGGTTAAAACAAATTAAAACATTAAAGGGAGTTGTTATTCATGCAAGATATAAATGGAAAAATAATAAGTCAATGGAACGGTGATTACTGGAAATTACATAATAAAGTATTAAATGGTAAAAGAACAATTCAAGAAGCAAAATTCTATATGGATAAAAATTATATTGATAATAGAGATAACTTAGCTTATATTCATCCAAATGACCACTTTTTAGAAATGGATTTTTATAATAGGTTATGTGATGCAGTTAAACTTGGGTTCGGAAAAGATTTAAATTTTGAAAATGTATTTAGATAATATCAAGAAGCTGGAGCAATCCAGTTTTCTTTTTACTCATTTTTAAATGATAACTAATATCAAATAACAATAAAAGTCAACTTTTAAGTTAAAATAATTTTATTAATTTGTTACAAAAGTAGTGGTAAGATATGAATTTACAACATACAATAAAGTATAAGAATTTTAATGTGAGGTTATATTATGGACTATAAAACCGCTAGAAGATATGCTTTAATGGATGTAAAGCAAGTATACTTACAGTTAGAAAAAGGAAAAATAAAGTACAAGAGCTATAAAACAAAAGTAAAAAATATTATGAGAAAGTATGGAAGTAAATACGATTATATAAGCGACTTAATAACTTATGTTGATGTAGATAATAAAAGATATTACATTCAAAGTTTTGTTGCAGGAGATTTTGACTTTGAGTTCGCTATAGATATTAATGTCGTAGATTTTAGATATGAAGAAGATACAAATAATATTGATGAAATTCCAAAAGCAAGTTTTACAACACAATGTTTTGCAAGATGTGTTCATAGTGGAGAAGTAGAAAATTTTTCATAAAGAATATACATTTATAAAATGAGCTGATTAATTTCAGTTCTTTTTTTATATCCTTATAAATACTCAGTTTTAAATGATTGTTGTTTTATTAATTTATTAAATATGTCTTGCAATTGGTAAAGTATAGTAGTAAAATAAACTTGTACAATAAATTAAACAAATTAAATAAAAGAAGGAGATACATAAATGGAAAATGAAAAAGAATTTCAAATAGGATTTTCAGACAAATTTAATTACGGAGATAATGCAATAACCTATATCATAACAAAAGATAATACAGTTCAATTACAAGTCGAGGATTGTGCAAAAGCCTTGGGAATAACTCAAACTAAAAAATTAAAAGAAGGTGGAGAGTCAACAACTGTAAGATGGGAAGAAGTAACCGACGATTTAATAGCAATTGATAAAATCCCAACATCTTGGGATTTGAAAAAAGCAGATAAAGATATTAAAAAAGAGATAAGAAATAAATTAAAAGAACTAACAATATCTGAATCAGAATTATACTTGTGGAGTTTTAGAGCAGATAGTGAGCAAGGTAAAAAGTTCAGAGATTGGTTAGCAACAATAGTATTACCTAATTTAAGAGAACATGGAATCTATGTAACTGGAATGGAAAATATGACGGCTGAGGAAGTCAAGAGAGTTACTGATGAAAGAATTGAAAGTTATATACTAAGAAAGCATGGTGTTAATATTAGAAAGTCATTAACAGATACAATCAAAAAAATAATTAATCCTTCACCTTTTGAGAATGGTAGATACTATGGAGGATTTACAAATATAATATATAACACTTTGTTTGGATTAGATTGTAAAGACTACAAGGCACTCATAGGAGCAAAAGAAAAGGACAACCTTAGAGACTATTTGAGTAATAACAATAAGGATAATGAAATAAATATGATTACAAAAGCAGAAGATTTTATGTCGGGGTTACTAATGGCAGGAATAAAAGAAGAATCTATGTTAAAAACTTTTATGAATAATTGGTATAGCAATCTAACAAATTAAATAATAAATTAAGGACTCTAGGAATAGGGTTCTTTTATTTAAAACAGGTTCTTTTGAAACACCTGTTTAACAACCAATTAAAAAACTTATTTTATGAAAAATAATTCCATTAATTTATTAAAAAAGTATTGACTTAAAATAAATTAAAGCTTATAATTAGTACATAAGATAAAACAAATTAATTAATAAATGCTACTCACTCAATTGAGGAGTTAAAGCTACATAAAAAGGATGGTTGATTATTATGAAGAAGTTAGAAATGATTAAAGAATTAGTAAAACAAGGCGAAATCCAAAAAGCTTTATCAAAATTAGCAGATATTACTCTTTTATCACATAATGAAGAATTAGAAAAAGTATTCATGAAAAGATATTCAACTGGTGAATCAATAGTTCAATTAGGAAAATTAAATAAAGATTGTGCGGATATAAATTCAGATGGAACTGTATATGAATATAATAAAGTAAATGATGGTACATGGATGGTTATAAATGTAACAACAGAATCTATTATGAATGCGATAAATGAAATCGAGGATATATTAAAAGTTGCTTAATAGAGATGGGAACTGTTTGATAAAGTTCCCATCAAATCCTTGTTTTATAAGAAAATAATTTTATTAATTCGTTAAGAAAGTACTTGAAATAAATAAATTAATAGAGTATAATATAATTAAAGAATAATAAATAGCTACATATAATATGAAAAATTTAGTATAATATAATTAAAGAATAATAAATAGCTACATATAATATGAAAAATTTAGTATAATAAAAATATATGAGTTGAAAGGAAGTATTATTATGAATGATTCAAAAATGGTTGAAGCATGGGAAAAAGGTTTAATAAAAGTTAGTGAAGAAAAAAGAGTATGTAAAAATGATAAAATACCGGAAATTAAAGTAAATATGGAAGGTATTGAAGAAATAGCTGAGGTGATGAGCATGAATAATGTATTAAGTAAAGAAATAAATAATTGGGTTGAAAGAAACAATTGTGAGATACAATAAAATCTAAATGTTAACAGAATTTATTTTAAGACTAGAATATCTAGTCTTATTTTTTATATCAAAATTATATAATTATATTGACTATAAACTAAATAAAGTATACACTTAAATTAAGTAATTACAACATGTTTACTATAATAAACGTGTTGTACATATTCAATTTATGAGGTGATACCATGAGCAATGAAAATGAATCAAATAAAAGTACAGTAACTAGTTATAGGCTTAAAGAGGATACAAAAGCAGATATTAAAAGGCAATTAGATAGTTTGGGACTAACTCAAGAAGAGTATTTTAAAAAGGTTGTAAGTCTTATGGAATTAGAGAATGTAAAGAAAAATAATATATTTGCAGTAAATACAGATGAACTTCAAGAACTAACACAAAGAATCTATAATATATTTATTAATATGTGCGAACAGGGGAATAGCTTTTTAAGTGGCAAAAGTACAGAATTGGAAGAATTAAAAACTAAATATAAAGATATGCTATTAATTAAGGATAATAGGATTACAGAACAAAAACAGGAATTACAAGATGTTTACATTAAAATAGATGTGTTACAAAAGACAAATGATAGTAACAAACTAGAATTAGCTAATATTAGATTAAAAAATGATAAACAGATGGAGCAGTTAGAAAATAATTTGAAAGATAAAACGTTAATAGTAGAAGAATATAAGCAAAAGAATGATATGCTATTAAGTAATTTATCAGAGTATAAAGAATATAAAGAACAATACAAAATTATAGAAAAAGAATTGGAGCAAGTAAAGAAAGATAATGATAGACTGTCTACAGATAAAATTAATTTAGAGAATACAATTATAAAATTACAGGATAAGATTAATAATGATAGTGAAATGATTTCCTTTTATAAAGCTGAGATAGAAAATAAAAATAAATCTATTGAAGTATACAAGGTAGATATTAAGGCTTTAGAAGAAAAGAAAGATAAAGAGATAATGTCTATTAAAGCAGAGAATAAAGAAGTCTTAGGAAGAGAATTAAAATTATTGGAAGATGGATATAACACAGAAAGTAATAAGAAAGATTTAGAAATAGAAAAGTTGAATAATAAAATTGATAAAATGAGGTTAAGAAAATTTAAATTAGTTAATAAATCAAGAATCGATAAAGATAAATAATATATTAGAAGATGGTAAATGGACTCCTTGTTGTAGTATGTGTGTGTGTATTAAAAATATAATTTCTAATTATTAAATTAAAAGGAATTGTGGTAGAATACAGTTCCTTTTTTTATATCTAAAATTAAAAAATAATTAGTTATATTTATATTAATTTGTTGAAATGATATAAAAGTTATGATATACTTAACTCATAAGTTAAATAAATTAATAGATATATAAAGGAGTTAATAAAAATGAATAAAGAAGAATTATTAGAATCATTAAAATGTTATATTTCTACAATAGACGAAACAATAAAAGTAGATTTAATTAGATTTGTTGAAGATGAGGGATTTGACGCAACAAATGAGTTATTGATATACCTTTGGGATGAAATTAAGAGCATAAAAGGAATAAAAAGAGATAGTCATACACTTATATTATCTAAAGGCACAAAAACTGAAATTACTAAAACATTTATAATTAATAGATAAAATAATATTTAACCAAGCAAAAGGAGTGTATAGAAATGAATAAACTAACATTATCAATTGAAGCACTAAAACACTATAGAAAAGAAGCAAGTAATTTTAGGAATCTAGATAAAGATATATTAGAATTAAAACTAACTGCCATGGCAAACAACGCAGAAAAATTAGGATATATAAAAGAAAACGTAAGAGTATATAGATTTGGTAGTTTTCTAATGATTATTAATGAAAAGACATTAAGAATAGAAACTTTAACATGGAGAAACTATAGTCATCATGGTTATAAGATGACAAAAGAGACACAAAGTAAGCTTAGAGAAGATTATAACGCATTAGGATTAAGTAATACTGGAAATTCATTTTTAAAAGAATAATTATAAGTATAAGAAAGCAGAAAAGAAAAGTTATTTGACAGATGTTGTTTAAACAAGAATAATCGTTTATTTTAATACATAATTATAAAAAAGGAATGATGAATTAATGTACAAAATAGGCGATATGATAACAATTATAAATAATGATATAGAATTAACTGTTAAGATAGTTAAAATTAATTTAGATGGAACTTATGATGTTATAAATAGTAACAAGGAAACATTAAGGATTTATAGAGAAGACATTAAATAAAAAGTCTTGATAAATCAGGAACTTTAACAGAATATAAATAAATTAAAAATAAATAAGAAAGAGGGAATTAAAATGCATTATTGCGATTTTTGTGGAAAGAGTCAAAAACAAGTTAGGAGAATGATAAGTGCTAAAAATGGAATAGATGTCTGTAATGAGTGTGTAATGTTATGTACTGAAATACTAATGAATGATATAGCAGAATTTAAAAGAGTTGATTTTGATAGTAAGGAAGAAGTAGAAATAAATAATAATGAATCAGAAAGTAAAGAAGGGCAGTTATAATAAAATACTCATTTCAATAGAATTATAATAAATTAATTATAATAAGGAGGTGGGTTCGATGTGGAAAAATTTAATTGATAGAAATAATTTATACTGGTATCAGCGTTTAATATTATTTATAAGCTATTATACATATGATTTAAGGCACTTCATATCTAATAGAGAAATACTGATATATAAAGATAAAAATATAAGAGAATATATGCAATTTAGAAGACGAAATATATTATTTCACACTAAGAAAAGAAATGAAAATAAAATTTTCAAGAGATGGGATGATAAATATTTTATAGTTTAAAAATCTAAATAGAAATAAATAATAAAATATAAATTAGAGGAGAGAAGATAATGAAAATATATGTAATTGAATATAATAGTTTGGATTTTTCTAAAAATAAGGTGCATAATGTAAGAACATATTTTGAAAGCCAGTTAGCAGACTTACAGGAAGATTTAAAACACATAGAGAATAATCCTTATGTAGATGATTTAAAACGATATGAGGGTGAATTAAAAGAGGTGGATAAATTTATGGTTAGACTATAGTATTTTAATAAATTAAATAGCAGATAAAAATCAAATTTTAAGTTGTTAGGAGGCATAGTTGGAGGAGTATGGATAAATTAATTATTAATGATAATGAGTATAGTTGTATGAAATGTAAGTATAGCTACTCTAATGGAAGTTGGTTTGAACCTAATTTGTATTGTGGTAAATTCAACATAGAAGGTAACCCAGATATTATAGGAATAAGGAATAGTATACATAAATATTGGATAAATAATGGGTTAGAGTGTAATGGATTTAAAAGAGTAGAATAAAAATAAGATATTAGAAAGGAAGATAGCATGAGTTATAAGCAATATATAAATGATTTAATGGATATACTAACAGAATGTAAGATAAGCAATATAAACGCTAAAATAGGCAAAATTCAAGCTGATATGATTAGTGGTATAGGTAAGGATGAGATTATTGAGAACTTACATAAGTATGTTTAATAAAAATTAAATAAATTAATAGAAGAAAGCTTGAAATTATAACTTTAATATGATATATTATTAATAAGGAAATACATATTAAGTTAAGGAAATTAATGTTAAAATAAATTTATGAGGATGGTGTATTAAAATGGATATTAAAGTATTAAGAGCAGACTGGTTGGTTGATAATTGCGATGATGAATTTATTCCTAGAGGAGAAAAACAAATAGAAAAATTAAAAAGAGTCTCTAAAACTGATAATAGAATAATATGTGTGAATGGAACATTCTTTATGATTGGAGATTTAACAAGTGAATTTGAAATAACAAATGGCGAAGGTTATACTACAGATTTATACACTTGGAATGACGAAAATAATTGTAGTGATTGGATTGATGTTGACGATTTAAGTTTTAAGAAACAGGATTGTATAGACTTATTAGAAAAGAAATTAAATGAAGAAGATGATGATATATTACGATATATAAATAAAATTTTTAGTAAATCAGAATTTAATGAAGATTACGATTTTTGTTTAGACTTAATAAATAGAATGTTAAAATATGTTATGGTAGAAAAAATAAATCAGCTACAACGATATATAATTCAAGATGACTTAGAAATAAACTGGAAATAGTTTCTTTGTGATAGCATATAAGAAAGATAATCTTGTATGCTAAGATAAGGAAATTTAAAATAAGATTTATGAAAGATAGGTGTTAAATATGAACTATGAAGAGATAATTAAATATGTTCAATCTAAATGTAAGGAAAATATTTTTAATGAGTTAGATAATTTCTTAACTAACTTAGATGATACACAAGAAGATATAATAGAACTAGAAAATAATAAGTTCAAAATAAGAAAAGATGTCGTAAAAGTAGATTATAATAGCGGAACTGTTGATTGTAAATATAATGTAATATTGCTTTAAATTAGTTCTTTTAAATGGAAATAAATGGATTTAATATAGGGTGGAGGAGGTTTTAATATTGAGTGAGAAAGAACAATGGATAATTGATTATATATCTAATAAAGCAAATTTTAAATTTGTAGATATGTTGGATTCTGATTTTGTTTATGATTATGTAGAAAAATTCGATATTAAATTTGAAGATAATTTTGGTGCGCCTAAATGTAAAGAACTATCTAAATTGTTAAGTTCTATGTATAAAAAAGGATTGTTAAATAGATTCCCTCATGGAGTTAGAAGTGGGTTTAATCAAGACCACGAAAATTATAAAGCTCCTAAATGGGTCTATAGTTATGAATTAAAGGAGTAGATACTATGAAAGTAACAAAACATATTAAAGATAGTATAAATAAAAGTGCTAAATATAGAGCAATGGCAAATGAACATAATGAAAAAGTTAGAAAATGGTTAGAGAGCAAGGGAATATATGATAATTTAGGTGTTGAGGATTGTTTGGTAGATTCTTTAGAAATGTCTTGCAATCCTAGAGCAATTATTAATTATATTGAAAATGAAGAATGGAACTTAAAATAATTGAGTTAATATAAAACAAGAGTTTTATATGGAAGTGATTATCAATTAAAAATAAAATAATAGGAGGAAGTAAAATGAAATTTAATTTAAATGATGAGATAAAATTTAAACCAACAGAAAGAGGATTGGAAATACTCAGAGCAGATACTAGACCAATGGCGGACGAAGATTTAGAGGACGTTATAAATACGTTGTATCATTATGATGGAGAATATATGAGAACTACTTTATGGGATTTTGCCGAGATATTTGGAAAGTACTTTAAAATGGGTATGAGTGATGAAAATTATCCTTGCGATATTAATATTGAAATTAATAAGAGAAATTAAATTTAAAATGACAAGGAGAATATACATGTGGAAATTAATATATTCAGCAGAAAATAAAATATACTCAATTTTTGATAGTAACAAAAATAAAGTTGTATCAAAATATGAAGAACGTTATATTGATAAACAAGAATTAAATGAATTAAATAGAATAGTTAAGTCGTTTAATAAGATAATGAAAATTTAGGAGGAACTATAAAAATGGAATTACAAAATAACACAGAAAAAGAAGAATTGTCAGAAGATTTAAAAGCATTAAATGAAATTTGTATTGAATTAGTTAAAAGCAATGAATATTCAAAAGAAGGATTAAAGGTAATTAGACCAGATATAATAGAATTTTTAGAAGATATGAAAAGTGGTAAATTTTTAGAAGATTATAATGTAAGTGATAATCAAATGAATGAGTTAAGAAATAACTTCCAAAATGTATTAGATAGAATGAATAAATTCGAGGAATTAAATATAAATGGATAATTGCAAAAGGTTGCCTAATATGAGAAGAAAAAGAAAACCAATCAAAGTAGTAGTTCACTACCCCACTACAGAAGAGGGGTGGGAGCAACTAAGAAAATCCCAAGCAACAGTGATGATTGACATTTTAGAAAACAAACTCGGTGAACAAAAAGTAAAATAACTTTTTGATTATATGAAATTAAAAGAAGATAAAGATTAAGAACGTAGAAAATTGCGTTCTTTTCTTCGTGTTAAAATTAATGTATAATAAACAGTATAATTAAATAAATACGAGGTGTATAAAATGGAGTTAAAAATATTAAAAGAAATATGTTCTAAAAAAATAGAAATAACACTAGGAAAAATTTATCTGTTTATGTTTACTACTTTAATTGTGATGTTGACAATGGATTTAAAAAATAATATTACAGTTCCTACTATCCAGATACTTTTATTAAAAGCATTTGGAATAACTTTAATGTTAATTCAAATGCAAACATTACTAGAAGCTACTATTAAGGCTTTTAGAGATTATTATAGAGATGATTTATTTAAGTAGACTAAGATTAAATTAGTCTACTTTTCTTTTTATAAAATCGGTATTTTAATAAAAATATTTCTATTAATTTATTATTTATTGGTACTAATTTAAAATATATCTCATATAATTAAATATAAAGAGTTAAGGAGATGTTGTTAAAATGGAAATAGAAATTAAATATGGTGTTAATTATTATATAGGTCAAAAATATAAAGAATATGAAGAGAAGATTTGTGATACCTTAGAAGATTTGCACAATGAAATAAAAGAAGCTAGGAAAATTAATAAAAATATATTTCACATAAAATCTTATCTAGTATTGGATAATGAAGAATTTAGAGAAATTGAAAGATATTATCTTGAAGACGAAGAGTAATTAAGACCTGAGATAAAATAGTAATTTACTAAAAATAAATTATAAATAAATTAATAGAAATAGGTTGCAATATTAAATTAGAAATGTTATAATTTAGTTACAGATTAAGGAAGTAATAACTCAAAAGGAGGTAAATTAGTATGGAAGGAATAATTAATGGATTGATCCAAGCTGGAGAATATAAATTAGCTATCAAAATGATGTTAAGAATGAAAAAACAAACTTCTAAATAAATCAAATTACATAAATGGATAAGTAGGTTATAAACTTAAGAAAATAGATAAGGTTCAAATATTGATTTTAGCAAAATGTGATATAATTAAAAATATAAATATTAGGAGTGATTAATGTGAAGAGTTTAGAAATAAAAACATTAAAATTAGAGCTAGATATTGATGAAGCTGACAAATTAGTAAGGTTATTAAATGCCATTGGGAAGAGTGAAATATCAGAAGATTTAAAACCATTCAGAAAAGATTTATATGATTTGTTATTTAATTTTACACTAAAGTCATAATTACATTTGAAGTGAGGTGAAAGAAAATGATAGATAAAGCATTTTGTGTAGTATTAACAAATGGTACAGAAGAAATGGAGTACTTCGTAAGAGCATTTAATGAAGAACAAGCTATGATATTAGCACAAGCTGAAGCAATTCAATCTGGTAATGGCTACAAATTTGTTAAGTTTATATAAGGAGGAATTAATATGAATAAACAAACATTAGAAGATATCAGCCAAATAATAGTTAATGAATATTTAAATAAGAAGGATGAAATATTTGAACAGGAAAAATCAGATAAAATAACATCAGAAAGAGCAAATGAACAACGAACAAAATTAATAGGAATGATGACAGCCGTTGAAGTTATACAGAAGGAAATTAAAAATATAAAAGTAGACAATTATAAATGTGAAGAATGTGAAGGAATTAGTTCTGCTGAAGAAATAAACAAAGCAACTATTAAATATTTTAAAACCAATGATATAGAACCTATTACTGGTGATAAATATGATGGTGATTATATGTGTCCAAAATGTAATGAGTTGGTCAGTGGAAATAGTTTTACAAAATCAAATTAAAAGTTGTTAAAAACATTGGTTTATGGTAATAAAATAAATTAAAGAAAATGGAGGAATAAAAATGAAAAATGTTATAGTAGAAGTTAGATTTAATAATAAGCCACCAACAGAATATGATTATAAACATTTTAATGTTGTTATGAAAACAGGAAAGGTACATACTTTTCATTATCACATCAATAATCCAATTCCAACTAAAGAAGAAGCACTGGGATTGACATATTATGAATTACTTAATCTTGCTAGGAAGAAATTTTATGACGCAATAGATAAATATAAAAGGGAGATGTAAAAAAATAATGAATGATTTAGAAAAAAGAATAAAAGGTCTTACTGATCCAGAACTTAAAGAATGCTATGATAATATACTAGAGTATAACAAAGAAGGTCTTATGGGAGATACACGTATAAGAAAGATAAGAAATGAGATAGCTTTATTGCCTCGCTATGGTGACAGTTGGGATAGGGCATGTGTAATATGTGTAATACCATCAATTCTATTAGAAATAGCCAATAGACACTATAATAATTAGTGTTAATTTTCGGAGATTATAGGAATATTTTTCTTGTAATCTGCATAAATTTAATATATAATTAGAATATAAACAAATTAAAAGAAATAGAAAGGAAGTATTGGAAATGGAAAATAAATTTAATTTACCTGAATCAGCAGTTAAATTTTTAGATTATTTACATACAAATAATAAATCACCGAACACGATTGTTGGGTATGAATCTGATTTACATGTATTCTATGAATTTTTAAAAGAATATAAAAAAGCAAAAAAAATAACTAATAAAATTATACAATCATTGATTTTAGATGACCTTAATAATTTTCTTAGCTATACTAAAACTAAACAAAAGAAAAATTCTGAATGTGCTAGAGCTAGAAAAGTTTCAACATTGAAATCTTATTTTAGTTATATGTATGAAAACAATATAATAAAAGAGGATATAGCAAAGGGATTAAAAAAAATTACAATAGGTAAAAAGATTCCAATAGCTTTTAATGATGAACAAGTTGAAAAGATATTTAGTTCCTTAACTGAAGGCAAATTAAATTACTACAGGGATAAATGTATTGTAACATTACTATTCAAAACTGGAATAAGAGTATCTGAACTTGCAAATATAAAATTAAATAATATACAAGTAAATAAATTATTGGTTATAAGAAAAGGCAATAAAGAAGATAGTGTTTTTTTAAATAAACAATGTATAGAAGCTATAAATGATTATTTGAAATATAGAAATGTTGATAATGTCACAGAAGAAGAAAAACAATATTTATTTATTAGTAGACTTAAAAAGAGAATAACAAAAAAATCAGTAGAAAATATTATGAAAGACTTGTATGAAAAAGCAGAACTTACTGACAAAAAATATGTTACACACACAGCACGTCATACAGTCGGTACAAATGTATATAAAAAGACAAAGGATATATTAATGGTGGCAAAAGTTTTAGGACATAACAACATTAATACAAGCAAAATCTATATCACAATGGATGATGAAGATGTTATGAATGTTATGGAAAATTTATAGGAGGGATTAAAAATGAATAATTGTTGTTGTAAAGAATGTCAAGAATATGAGGAATACAAATATAAGACTTATGGAAAAGTAAAATGTTATAATAAGGATTGCTCGTCAAATAGAAAAAATAATATCTGTAGTCATGGAGATTCAAGTTGTGAAAATATAAAGAAATCTTTTAATGTTTTAGAATGGTATAAGCGAGGGCTTATAAAATAAATCTTTTATTTGGAAGAGTTTAGAAAATTAAAATTTATGTTATAATAAAGAATAATGAGGAGTGAATTAGTATGAAAGCACTAGGATATAGTCAAATGAGAATTAATAATTCTATAGATAAATTGAAATCAAAAATGACATTGTTAAAAAATGAATTGGAAAGCGAATTAAATCGAATAGAAAGTTATAAAGAAAGTGGGAAAGATTATATACCAAATGAATCTGGAGTTGTTCAAGATATGGGGAGTGGTATAGATAATTTATGTGGTAGAATAGGAGCTTTATATGAAATGAAAGAAAGGTTAGAAGGTGAAGAAAATAATGGAGAAAGCTAAATATATAGAAAAGAAAGAAGAAACACTTTTAAAAGATTTAGATAATGCTAGTAAAAAGTTAAAAGAAATTGCCAACTGGTATCCATTAAGTAATTATGAACTCAGTTTTGAAGATGAAAAGAATCATAAGTTGTACATTCAAAAAGTTAATAATATTTATTATGAGTTAAGAAAGTTGTTGATGGAAACTAAAAAATTTAAATTAGCAACAAACTTAAAAGAATTGATTGTTAATGATGAATATACAAAATTAGAATCTTTAGAAGAATTAGAAAAGTTAATTGAAGAGAAAGTAAAATAGGAACTTTAAAGTAATAATTAATTTGTAAGACGTATAAAACAAAGCATACAGAATATAATAAATTGATAATAGGTATAGGAGGTAAAGCTAAATGTATAATTATAGATTTAATATTTATTGTGAAGGCTGTGAATGGAACGATGGTGGAGGAATAGATGAAGTTATTTTATTACATGAAAAGAAATTCAATCAAAAACAATTAGGTGATATGTATGAAAATGCTTTAAAAATGAATGCAGATAATGGGAAAACTAAAAAACATCAAAAAGCAACATATCCTAACGATATAAAGAAACAATTAATAGAAATGTATGGATTTATGGAAATAAAAATTGATTGTGAAGTTGATAAAAAATTAACTGGTGATGAATATATGAATTAATATAGCAGAATTAAGTTTCTGCTTAAAAATCTGATTTTATCAACTAATTGAAAACAATTATTAATTAAAAGGAGAGATTGAAATGTTAGAAATTTATTATAGGGAAGATGGGAAATCATATGGTGATTTTAATTTAATAGAGGATGCAAAAAGTATTATAAAAGAATATTTAAATGGAAAATGTACTAAAAGAAGTGTATCCACAGGAAATATTATAGAAGCTTTGAGAGTTTTAGTAAGCAGAAAGGAACTATTGTACACAGATATCTGTTTTATATTTGATGATATAAAAATAACTCTTAATGAGAAAGTAGAATGTTCAGAATATCCTAAAGGTTTTATGGATTTTAAACAAAAATTTTTAAGAGAATTAATAGAAACTAGACGATTAAATAATAAAGCTTTAAATTCTTCGATTTAGAGCATATGAGGAGGTGTAGAATGACTAATAAATCTAAAATTGTATATCATAACCCAATAACTGAACAAAATATGACTAAATCAGAATATAGTTTATTTAATAAAACACTTCAATTTCAAAAGAAATATTTTCAAGATATTGAAGATGTAATTCTAATGAATGTTAGTGAAGATGCAAAAAAGTTTATGCCTAAAACAGCAGTAGATTTTTATGAATGGACGCTCAATGTAGTAGATAAGAATGATGATTTCACTGGTGAATGTACAGGATTTTGGAAAGTCATTAATATAGTACCTTCTCGTATAAACAATCGTGTTTTGTTACACGAAATGATACATGCTTATGAATCAATGTTATCAGATTACAAAATTGAACATGAGTATTTAATAGTTAAACTATATCAAAAATTACTTTCTAAAATACCAAACTTAATTAAAATAATAGAAATTGACATAAACAAAGATAATAGAGAACATACAGTATTCTTTTTATTAAAGTCATTAGATATAGACTTAGAATTAAAATTGCCGTTTGGGAGCGTTTATGGTTATGGTAGGGAAGAATTATATAAGAATAATTGCTATGAATTAAAATAAGGTGAAATACCTGAAACAGTAAATTATTATATAAAATTAGTTTAAGAAAGGAAGTATAAATTAAATGAATAATTATGAAAGAATAAAACAATTTACAATAGAAGAAATGGCAGAAGATAGAATACAATCATTTCAAGGATATGCAGGTGCAAACATAACATATTACGGAGATTTTGAAGGTGAAATATATTCAAGGAAAGAAGCTATTGAAAAAGAAATAGAATGGCTTAAAAAATGAGTCTAGATAAAATGTTACGTTTATAGGAACTTTGATTGCCTTTCTTTTACACTAAATAAACTACATAATAATAAATTAAAACAATAAAATTATGTGAAAGAAGGATGTATACATGAATAAAATAATACCATTAACAATAAATGATAAAAAAATAATAATACAAAAAGAAGGAGAAAGATATATTCCAGAACGAGAGATTAAAGAAGTGATCCAAGATATAATTGAAAATAATTTAGAAATACCATTAGGTAAATCAATAGATTTAAGTTTTATATGTGATTCTATGTTTTTTATAGTCTACAAAGGCATAATAACAACCATTGAGAACATTAATAATGTTAATGTATCGGTAAATAATATGATATATGAAGTATGTTAGTTTAATGTTATAATTATATAAAAATAATATAGGGAGGTAGTTTATGGATTATAAAGACGCATTAAAGGGCATTAGCGTAGCTGGAACTGATTTATTTAATAAAGAAATAAAGGGAGAAATTATAGGTCATATACCTTCCTTTAAGCTAGTACAAGTTAAATATGGAGTAGATAGGATAAAAATAACAACTGCTGAAGCTAATAATTTAGAAAGAGTTGATGAATAATTGATGAGATATAGGGATAATTTTGAAAATTAGTCTAAACATAATAATATATAAAAATAAAAGCAAGTATAACTATATCAAAATTAATTAGTTATACTTGCTTTTATTTTTAAATTAAATATAATAGCCTAAATGTTCTTTAAAATGTTCATCATCTTTTTCTAAATATTTGTGTCTAGTACAAATATCAAAACGATGACATTGACGACAACGATATCTAATAAGATCATTAGGACAAACATTAAGGGCTTGTGCTATCAGAACTAGGTCTACAAGCAATATTGACTTAGTTCTGATATTATTATCCATTTCAATTTGTGATATGAATCCTTGTGACTTACCAATTTTAAAAGCGAGTTCACTTTGAGTCATTCTTCTTAGTTCACGAAATCGTTTTACATATAAAGTATATAAATTGCAAATCATATTTGCCACCCCTTTGACAAATATATTTCCCTTGTAAAGGCAACAATATTATATCATGTCATAATTAGTCGAATCAAGAGGTAATTATAACCAATAATAAAAAAATAGAAGAACGATATTACTCTGAGTAATATGTATTTTGAACATAAGGGTATATAATGAACATAAGGTTATTGATATAAATTTAACAACCAAATAGTATAAATTTCCATACTAATATCAACTTGACCAAACACACGTTCTGTAATATAATAACAACAGAACAAACATTCGTATATAAATAGTCAAATAAAAAAGACTAGATATTAATTTTATATCTAATCTTTAAGGGTTATCTTTTGTATATTCAATTAAATCTTCAATGTTACAATCAAAATATGTACAAATAACATCTATATGCTTATTGACTATATGTTTGTAAGTTTGATTCGCATAACTATTAACTGTTGCATATCTAATATGGGTTTGCTGAGCGAATTCACGTTGACTGATTCTATACTTATCCAATAGTATATGTAATTTCATTTTAACCATGTATCAAACGTCAACTCCTTTCATACAAGCTTTAATTATATATTCTTTGGTTATTATTAACAATGTGTTTTACAACAACAGTCCGAAATTAGTATCAAAGTTATCCGATTTTAGTATTAATAGTATAAAATTACAATTCATAATAAAACAAAAGTTTGCATTAAAAAATATGGAAATTTAAATAAATAATGTATTGCTATTTATATTAATTTGTTATAAAATAAAAATGTAGACAAGTAATCACATTAATTTGTTTATAAAATAAATATTAAAAATAAAGGGAGAGATTAACGATGGAAATGAGAGTAGAAAAAAATAAAGTAACCGATAAACAAATAAGAAAATGGTATGAAGACAACTTACAGGCATATATTTTTATGGCTAAACAAAATGATAAAAAATTAGTTATAACTGAAAATAAAACAAATATAATATGCAATGCTAAAGACTTTTGGAAAGAAATTAATATTAGTGTTATGGATATAGAAGCAGAAAATCCAAAATTTAAAAAATGTGAATACATAAAAGATAAACTAATATTAGAATATGATAATAGAACTATAAGAATTGCTAAATGATGGACAAACTTCATTTAAAAGTATATAATAATAATAAAATAATGAAATTAGTAATTATTTTATTATTATTGTTATTGCAATTAATTTATTTAAATGATATAATACTTAATATAGAAAATAAAATAATGAATAATATTAATTAAGGAGATGATTTTAAATGGGTGATATCCATATATATAGTGAAGAAAATTTAGATAAGGAATTAAAAAAGGTTATAGTTAAAGAATTTAATAACAAGGAATTGATAAAAGCTATTAATTTCGAATTAGCAGAAAAAAATATAAACTCTAATATAACATCTGCATTATTTCAAGATGGAACTTTAACAGTAGATAAATTATCCAAAGAAGAAAAAATGGCAATTACAAAAGCTTCTTATGATATTTTGAAATTAGAAAAGTTAAATTTTGAAAAATATTATAAAATAGAAGAAAGAGGAGATTATAAAAGTTATAAAAATATAAGACAACAGGTAAAGGAAATAGAACTTCACAAATTGCAAAAAATAGATGATTATAATTATATAGGAAGAATTAGCTATGAACAGGCATCTGAATATATGGAAAATGTATTATTTAGATATAATAAGTTGTCGCAAAGAGCATTTAAAACAAAATCTTATGGAACTAAGAACGCATCAATTCGAACTATTGATATAAAACAAAAAAATGTTAATGCTATGTTGCAATTAATATTAGATGGGAAATTAGAAAGCACACAAATAATCATAAATGTACGACTTCCAGAAGAAGATGAGTATTTTAATCCCAAATATGTTTTCCAACCAATTGACGAAAAAAAACTTCCTGACATTGGAACATTGTCTATTGAACCATTATATGATATAGACAGTGAGGATTTTACGGTTGCTGAAGTATTAGATGGTTTTCATAGATTAGTTGCTATTCAACAAGCCGTAGCTCAATATAAAGATAAAAATAATGGTGCTATTCTAGAAGGTGGATTGGATATTAGAATTGTAATGAGAACATTATCAGAAGCCCAAGAAATTGTTAGGCAAATTTTTGAAAGAAGTGATACTAACAAAGAATTTATCAAAGGTTTTAGACAAGGTGACGATGTAGATTTCTTGAAATTAGTAGAAGATAATTCTAAAATATTAAAGGGTGAAATAGCAATAAATTTTGAAGAACAAACTATGAATAAAACATTAACATATAAAACAATATTGTTAGACGCTTTAAAATTAACAGAAATTCAAGTTGAGAAAAAAGGAAGTGCTAGAGATATTGCTAAGAAATTAGGTTCTACTATTGATGAATTGATTGAATCATTAAAATTTAAATATTTCAATGATAATTTAGATGAAATGAAAAATAATAGTCTATTATTAGGTTGTAATATGTTTGTTGGATATTTAGCTATAGCTAATACAATGAGAATTACAAAAGATAATAATAGAATAGATGAAGTAATTGATAGCTTATATACTATCCCTAAAGTACAATTGGAAAAATTAAAAATAAATCGCAGTCCGAATAGTTGTAATTACAAAGAAATTTATGGATACTTTGTAAATTTCACAATGGAGGTGTTAAAGGTTGCTTAATGAAGAATTAGAATTTATAGGTCAAAAATATTTAAAAGAAACTCAAGAAGAAACAGAAGTTAAGAAACAAGAAATTTTATCTAATTATGATGAATTTCAATTAGATAAAATCACATGGTTAAATAATACTTATGAAGAAGATACCACTAAGAAACCTTTATGGAGTGTTTATAATAATAATATTCATGATTATGAAGTAGCAAAAAAGAAAGATTTGAAGGATTTTAAGAGAGAAGAAGTTGTATCTATGATGAGGAGCTTTATTTATGCTATGCCTACAACAGTAGGAACTATCAAAGCTTTTGTCAATGGATACTTCGGTTATTGGGTAGAAAAAGGCTATATAACTGTTAATCCTTTAGCTGGAGAAAAGTCTTTAAAAGGTTTAAAACCAAGCAAAAGATTATTAGAAACAAAACTATATGACATGGATGAATTTTATGATTTATTAGAACAAATGAAAGAAGTTACAAAGTCAGCAAATATTAAGCCTTTATTATTAGCAAGATATGGTATATTAGGAAAGCAAGCAATTTATATGAGACAATTGAAATACAAGGATATTAATGTAGAAAATAAATTTGTTAATATTTATAATGAAAATAATGAATTTATAACATTAATTCCAGTAGATGATAGATTTATTGATTTTTTAGCTAAATTAGATGATGTTACTGAAGAAGAATCTAAGAAAAAATTATTTGAGTCAGATGTATATGTATTAGACACCAGATCTATAGTAAATTATAATACTACCAATAGTAGAGTTTATAATGCTTTCAAAGCATTAAATGAAAATGGAAGAAAAACTGTTGAGGATTGGGAAGATGTTAGTAGAATCTCTTTTAATAATTTGCTATTCACAAGACAAATAGAATTATTGTTACAAATAAGAAAACATAGGAAAATATCGATTTATGATATAGATAATATCATAAAAGTATTAGATAATATAAAAGAGGTATCATCTACAAAATATCCACTACAATGGAAATATGAAAGTTTAACAAAAGATAAGATTGTAGATATTCCATCAGGGTATGGTAGAGATAGAATGAAGATATTAGAAGTAAATATGATTGATCCAATTGCTCATGATGTAGTTAATGAGATTTGTGAGTCAATAGGAATTAATATAGATTAGGTTGGAAAATTATTATTCCAGCCTTTTTCTTTTTTATTCAAATAATGGCTTATTTATTGAGATTTTGAACATATTAAAATGAATTAATAGAATAATGATAAATATTTTGAAAAAAGTGTTGACATTATTTTCTGTAGGGTGTAATATGTATTTATGGACAGGGAATCAATAAATTAAAAGAAACATAAAGATATTTCAAATAAAGTATTGACAGGTTTGGAAGATAGTAGTAATATAAGAGTATAGAAATGAAACAAATTAATTAAAAAGAAATAGTGAAAATAAATTATAAATAATTTACAAAAAAGTATTGACAACATATGGAATTAGAGTTAAACTGAGTACATAGGTTAAACAAATTAAGAGAAATAGAAAATGATAAAAAAGTAATTTTAATTGGAATTTAAGAAGGATTAATTAAAGGAAGGTGGTTGTAATGAATAATTTTCAAGAGCAACTAATGGCAATAAAGACAAAAATGGATAAAGAGGAAATTAAAGATAGCAAATCAATTGAAGCAAAAGAAATTGTATATAGTAATAATATTAATAAAAAAATTACTATAGATAAAACAAATTATAATAATAAAGAAGAAAAGAAACAAGTAAAGAAAGGTCAACTTTGGTATGTAGATTTTGGACAAAGGAGAGGATCTCTACAAAGTGGGGTACGCCCGGCATTAGTAGATTCTAATGATATAAACAATAGGTTTTCAAATATAATAAATGTGTATCCATTAACTTCAAATATGGCAAAAGCAAGTAATATTCCAGTACACGTTACTGTAGAAGGATTTGGATTAAAGGAGCAATCGGTAATACTGATAGAACAAGATACGCCAATAGATGTAAGATATCAACTGCTTACATACATTGGAACTGTAGATGAGTTGGTATTAAAGAAAGTTGAAAAGGCTAGAAATATTCAAAGGGGTATATTACAAGAAAAAAGTCCATTAGAAAAATTACCTAAATATGTACAAGATGATATAAATGAAACATTACAATTTATATACAGCTATGAAAAAGTACTTGGAAGGTCAAAAACAAATAATTTAAATCACTTATTATCTGAGAGGTCAATGTTATTAGACCATTTAGAAAGAATATGCAAAGATAATGGAATAAATTATAAAGATTACTATGTGGAATATACAAGGGAGAGAAAAATATCTATAGGATAATAGAATGGGGTGTTAAAAATGAGTGAAGAGGAAATGTTATTAGAAGAAATGGAGAAGTTATATTATATATGGGATTTTGTTTCAAAGGATAAGGCAAAAGAAATACTAAGAAAAATGTTTTTTCAAATTGGTAATAAATTTAAAAGTATAGAATGCAGAAGATTAATATTACACAACTTGACCACGATTATAATGCAAATATTAAAAGAAAAAAATATATCAGATATGAGTGAAGCAAAACCTTATGCGAAAGCACTAAAAGATATGCTAGATACTCACCCTAATTATACAAATAATCAAATTAATAAAGAGAGATACTGCAAAGCATTAAATAATTATGCTGTATGCTATAAAGATGAAATAACTAATGAAGAATTAATTAAAATACACCAATTTTGTTATGATACTTACAAAGATTATGATTATGCACATAAAGATAAATATATGGAAAAATTAATATCAGAATTTAATATTAATATATTAAAAGGAAATTTTAAGGTTGTCTTCTTGGTGGTAGAAGACATACTATTACATAACAATACCACTGAATATAATGACACATTAGAGAGTTTTATTAAGGATATAGAAAAAGTAGATATTTCTCTTTATAATGACGTATTGTTATTAATTAAAAATCAACTCAAACAAATTATATAAAATCATAAATTACATTTTTAAAAATCCTTTTGTATTTGCGATTTAGCATGAGTATATCTTATGTTAATAGCAACTACAAAAGGAGGTGAAATACAAATGACAAAAGCAAGATTTAAAGCACTAATTATAACTGCAATCGTAACAATATCAACTGTTGTAATGACAGTTGTAGCGTTTGCAACAACTGGTTCAGGACGTGGATAATAATTATTAATTAATAGTTATCCTACATAAGAAAGTAATTGAGAGAAATCTTGATTACTTTCTTATAATATTAAAAAATAAATTAATACAGAGGAGAGAAAATGAGTCGTAAAATTGATAGAACAGGAGAAATAAAATATAATAATCAAGGATTAAAAATGTGGATAAAAGAGTATAGAAACTCTAGAGACATAGATGTTGAATCTGAAGATGGACACATAGCTTATAACAAAAATTATAGTTGGTTTGAACAAGCTCTTATAAGAAATAGAAATATAAAAATTATTCAAAAAAATAAAATTGATTTTACATATAGAGTTGGTGAAATAAATTTTAATAATAATGGTACAAAAATGACAATAATTGAATATACAAATTCGCAAAAGGTATTGATTGAATTTGATGATAACGTACATAAATACATAAAAATTTGTAGTTATAAAGATTTCAAAGAAGGAAGATCAAGTTCCCCATATGACAAAAAGATATTTGGTATAGGGTATCTTGGTCAAGAAAAACAAACAGGTATAAATAATGATGTTGAATATGGTAGATGGCATCATATATTAGATAGATGTTATAATAATGAAAGTTATTCAAAAAATACGTCATATAAAGGTTGTACAGTTTGTGAAGAATGGCATAATTTTCAGAACTTTAAAAAATGGTTCAATAAAAATTATTATAAAGTAGATAATGAAAAGATGTGTATAGATAAAGACATATTACATAAATGGAACAAAATATATAGTCCTGATAATTGTATTTTTGTACCTGAAAAGATTAATAAATTATTTGTTAGAGGGGTATCAAGAAGAGGAAATACTCCAATTGGTGTAAGTATATATGATAATGTTATATATGCTAGAATGAGTAAAGTTATAAATGGAAAATGGACAAGGGTTGAAATTGGAAGTCATTATAGTAATGTTGAAGAAGCTTTTACTGCATATAAGATACATAAAGAAGCCTACATAAAAGAAGTTGCAGAACAATATAAAAATCAAATTCCAAAGCCATTGTATATAGCAATGGTTAATTACATAGTAGAAATAACGGACTAATACATAATAAACAAATTAACAAAAATAATTATTATATATCTATTGACTTTTAGATTTGGTAGGATTATACTTTTATTATAATAATAAATTAAAACAAATAATAAAAGAAAGGAAATGATAAAATGTGTATGGCTACTGATTTTGCAGACAATATCAATAATAAAATAACAGAATCTAAAAAATATTATAATAAACTAAAGGTTGATTTAAAAGCATTAGATGATGCTCAATTAGATTTACTACATAAGATAGAGAATTTGGACAAGTTTGATTTATATAGGGGTTGGGAATTAACAAAAGGATTGCAAAAAATTAGACAATAAAGAAGAAGAACTAAAAATGAATTGGTTACAATGAAACCACTTATTGACCAAATAAATAATATTCAGATTGAAAAAGAAAAAATAAGTTCAGAAAATAAAAGATTAAAAAATCAAATTAAAAAAGGGATGAATTCTTATCAAATAAGAATACTAAAAGTGGATAATAACGTTGTTCAAAAAGTAGATAATCTTATAGATAAAATAAATTGTAAAAATTTAAATAAAGCAAATATAGATGAAAATGGTATGTATTGTACATCAAGCAAACTACCAAAAGAAAAAGGAATTACAATAAAAATGAAATTTAGAGATAATAAACAAAAGAGTCATATAATATATAAAATATCAAATATGTATGAAGATTATAAAATAAACGAAGACAATAATTATATTGAATTAATAGGGCGTAAATAAATTTATAGAAAAGAGAGGTGAAAAACATGTTAACAATAATATCAGTAATTATAATAACTTTAAACACACTAGTTGTTTTATCAGCTTGTAAGGTTGCAGGTAGATCTGATGAATGGGAAGAACAATTAATCAATGACATTAAAGAAAAGGCATACATAAGATAAAAATAAATTAATTAATATAATTAAAAATAATCATAAGGAGGAATGAATCAATGAAAGCGGATTTAAAAGAGTATATAATATACAATGTATTAATAGTAGGAATAATGTTTCCGGTTGGATACCTTATTATATTTCATTTGTAAAATATACCATTGAAGGGAGGTGATATGAGTGACAAGACAAGAATTTAGAAAGGAGTTAATAAGTATTGTTGTATTAGCTATTGGTGTTCATAATCCATTTATAAGAGGCAGAATGTTAACTACTCAGATAGATGGATTATGTCAAAAGTTAAATCTACAATAAATTATATTAAAATCCATTAAAGGAGGTGATTTAATGTTTATAAATAATATAAAGAATAAATTGAAATATATGTTTTTAGATAATGAAAAAATTGATGAAGAAAATTATTCTAATGTCATTCTAAGTCAAGATGAAATTGACTATATGTTAAAGAGATTGGATGAATTACAAAACAACAGTACTCAAATTAATTAGTTAATAGAGGAGGTGGATAAAAATACATAAAGAACAAAAGGTAAAGCCCGTATGGGTTAATTTGAAGATATTTTAAATGGTATCTTGAGATTAGTCTATAGATAAAAATAAATTAAGATAAATAAAAATGAAAGAGGATTGATTAAAATGATAAATGAATTACAACGAATAGCAAATATACTAGGAATAAAATCAAATATAGATGAAAGCAGATTATGCTTACTAATACAAGACAAAATTAAAGAACAGGATAAAAATATAAAGAAAAATGATTTCTGTTATCAAATGCTGAAAGCAAAAGTCAAAGGATATGAGAATCAAATACATAATTTAAAAAATGAATATGCTGAAAGTATAGGAATACATGAGCATATGATGGTAAAACAATCTAGGGATACTATAAAAAAAGAACTAAATAAGACTTTAATAGAAAATCATAAGCTAAATGAAACTATTAGAAAATACAAAGAAAGAGAATTTAAAGACAGGCTAAATAAAATTGAAGGAGTGAGATAATTATGAATGAAGAATACTTTGAATTATCGAATTTCTACAAAAAGATAGACAATATATTATCAAGTACCTATTATTATGCTATAGAAAAATATAAAAACATTTGTGAAGAAATTAGGGTTCAGATATGGAAAGAAGAATTTTTAAAGTTTAGAAATCAGTATAATAATCCAGTAAAATTTGCCGAAGATTATTTAGGTTTCAAATTAATGTGGTATCAAAAAATATTATTAAAGATGGCGTGTAAGAAAGAAACTTTACTATATAGAATGGGGATAAGGAGGGTTTTAAAATGATTTATGATAATGTCTATGAACTTTGTGACGCTATAAAAAAAGATATAGAATATAATAATAAATTAAATATTTTAGAAATGATTGGTGGTGAGGAATTAAAGGAATATTATAAAATTAACAAAGATAAAATTTCTTTTGATTTATTGCAGGATAATATACTTGCAGGTTATACTTTAAATGAAATTAAGGAAGCTTATGAAAAAGTAAAATATATAGATAGTTCAATAATGATAAATCATATGCTAAGTTTGAATTTAGAAATGCATAAATTAAAGAGTTAAGAATGGCTTAAATAGGAGCTTTATAGAGTTGAATATTCTATTAAATGGTGAATTTTAAAAGAATTTTTATGGAAGGAGGAAATTAGATGTTTAATTTAAATTTAAAACAATGGATAATTTATATACTTAAGTTAATATTAGTATCGCCTTTTATGTTGATTTTATTCATTACTACACGTATATTAAAAGATAGACCTATGGAAAAAATGCCTAAATGGTATAATTTAATGTGTAATTTGGGTGAAAATTTTGTAGAACCAAAATAAGGATTAATATTAATTGTATATAATTCTAAATTAATAAGGAGTGATATAAAATGTATAAAGATTATTTATTAAGAAATAAACTAGCCCATAAAAGTTTATTCAGCCAATTACAAGGAAATGTAGGACAATTAATTACTGAAATTAAAAAGAATAAAATAAAAGTTATTATATTAAATTGTTATTCTTATTATAATGAAGTTGAAACAGGAATATCAAGTGTTTTTTGTATTGATATATTAAATGAAAATACTAAGATATTAAAATTAGTTTTAAAAAATTTAACTTTCAATAAAGAACAATCAGAGGATATGAGATTAAAAGAATTAAACTTAAAGAATTATACAATTAATTCTGCTGAATTTGTTAAAAGTGAATTAGAAAGATATTTTTTAAGAATTGGAATAAAAGTCAATATAGATATTAATGACAGATTTGAGTTAGTTTATCAAATTTAAGGAGATAACAATAATGCTTAGAAATATAAAACCTAATTTAGATAGCAAAGGATCAGAAGTTATTTACATTGGTAAAGACTTACATAAACTAGACTTAATAAATGGAGAAAGGTATATTATAAGAAAATATAAGTTCAATAAATTTAAAAACAAAATGACAGTAGTTTTAAAATATCACAATGTAAGACATAAGTTTGATTTAGATAATTTCTATATAAATTGTTAAAGGAGGTATAATTATGCTTACATTTTGGAATAATGGAATGTATCAAGCTGATTGCTTAGTATATAGAGATAAAGTTGAAATCAATGGTAAAAAATATATAAAGAAACCATTCAAGAAACCATTATTAGTAAGACTAAAATTCGCTATTGCTATATTACTAAATAAAGCTGAAGCAGTATTCTTTATTGAAGAATAAGTGAAATCTATTGTATAATGTTGATAATATTATTTTTAAAATACAAGGGAGTAATTATATGAAAAGAAAATATTTAGTAAGTGTTCCAGTTATGGCTAGAGTAGAGGTATATGTTGATGCTGAATCAATAGAAGAAGCTAAGGAATTAGCTTGGGAAAAGGCTGAATGTAATAAAGATGATATTAATCAAGATATGATAGAACCTATTTATTGTAAGGATACAGAAGAAGAAATTAAGAAGGATTTACATGAATTTGCAATAAAAGAAGGTTATTATGTTTTTGATTGCAAAAAAGAATTTGGTGAGGATTTTGAATAAAGAATTCATGAAAGAAGGAGTTATATGAAAAAGAAAAATATAAAATATAGTATAGAATTTATATTAGCTTGGTCAGAATATTATATATTCTGCATAATAAGATTTCCAACTTTTTTGGTAGAATATATAAGAGGGAAATTAAGAAGGTATGAAAAGAAATAAGAATGTAAAACTTTAGTTGTTAAAATACATAACAAATTAATAAAAATGATATTATTTCCTAAAATTGAATTTTCAAACCAGTAAAATCAACGATTAATAATTCGATTTTGGGAAATAACTACAAATAATCCCATAAAATGGCTATTTTAAAAAAAGATAATTCCAGACTATTTGAATCATTATTAATTTTATTTTGTAAAATATTTACTTTTACATATAATTGGATATAATTATATATGAGGTGATTAAAATGTTAAGTAGTGGAGTAAAAACAGGAATACCACTTAAAAATTTCACATGTGGTAATATAACTTTTGGAATTTATAAAGATGAATAGAAACAAGATAGTCCTATAATATTAGTTAAAGATATTAATAGCAATATCAATGATTTTTCAAATGCAATTGACACTCGTATTTGTCTATTTAATATAAGTTCTATTAGAGTTATTTTAATTGGTATCAAAATCAAAAGTAAAACCGATAAAGACACTGGATTCGTATACATTACACATTTAAACTATCATACTGATATGGGTTATAGGTTTATGAGTTCTATATTAAGAAATCCATTAATTACTATTGTATTCTTTGATGAAAAAATGCGATCTCATAATGGACTTAGTACAACAATTAATAAAGATAAAAGTATAAATGGTATGGTAACAAAATTAGATTTATTACTGCCTTGGTCTAAGAAAGATTATGCTGAATGTAAAAGAGTATTGTTTAAAAGTTTTGAATCTACTGATATTATGTGGGACGCACTTAATGCAAACAATCCTTTTAATAGAAGAAGTTTAATTTAATGAAGTGAGATGAAAGTTATGAGTACAGAAAGTATTGAAAGAGATATTACAATAAGTCAAGAAGCTTATGAGAAAATAATAAAGATAATGAATGAACCAGTTAAAAGTAATAAAAGTAGCAATAATACTTTAGAAGAACTAGAAGAAGGTAAGAGAATATTGAACGAATTATTTAAAGAGGAGGGTTAATAAATGAGTTATTGTAGATTACCATATTACATTTATCCTAATTTTAATGGAACGGTTTGTTTTGATGTATTTGGTGATATTCCCGATGATGTAGTAAATATATTCTTATATAAGCTATATACATACAGAAAAGAAGAATTTGATAAAAGAATCAAAGATGGTCAAAATGAACTAGAAGAATGGGAGCAATCTAAAGATAAACTGCAATCATTTAAAGATATGTATGAAGAACCAACTGAAAGATATTGTGCAGTAGGAAAATCATTAGAACAAAGCTTAAAAGAAATGAAATTAATGAGAGCAGGTAAATTACCTAAGAATTCATTAAAAGAGAGTCAAGCACTATGGGACAAATGGGCTACGGAAACTGAAGAAGAACTTGAGAAACAAAAGTTTATTAATGAAAATATAGAAGAAGTAGTGGAATTAGAAACCAATACTGACTGTGATGACTTTTATAAACAATGAATTTAGCTTATGAATAAAATAATAACAAATTAATAGAAATAAGTATTGAAATTAAAATTTAAATGTGGTAGGATTTAGTAAAGGAGGTGAGAAATATGAGTAATCCAATTTATGATATCAAAGATTGTAATAAAATAAAAATATATGATAAAGAAACAGGAAATCTTACAGAAGAAATTGAAAGAATATATGATGACATTGTGATAAAAAATAAAGAGACAATAGATTTAAGCAATGTTGAAATTAAATTAGAAAATAATATAGAATCCAGTAATGATTCTTGGTTATGGGGAGAATATAATCATATAAAACATTTAAAATTTAAAAGAGATACTAAATAATTATTAATAAATAAGAAAAGGAGATGATAATCATGGATACAAGTAAATTATCAGTCAAAGTTCATTATGAAGAGCCAGTATACATAGATGAAAATACATTTGAAATCTATTATACAATAGGTAAGACAAGACAATCTAGACCAATAGTAGCTAAATTTAATGGACAAGTTTGGCAAACAGTAAAAAATAATTAATAAATTAATAGAAGAACGAAAGATAAAAGCCTACTTGTAGGCTAATTCAAGGATATTAAATTAGTATCTTAGAATTAATCTACAAGTTAGATTATAAAATATGGGTGATGACCAAAGCATCAAAGGAGATATTAGTATGAAAAAATATGAAGAATTTAAAATTAGAATAAGCAGGGAAGATTTATCAGAACAAAGTAAGGAATTTAGAAATCAATTATTTGAAGTTATGGAGAAATTAGTTGATGGAAAGTATGAAAAAGGAACAATTGGTGAAGATGAGATTGAAATTACATACTCGCCTAATAAATCTAATAAAGGTATTTTAGCACAGTATGAAGGACAAGAAGTTACAGAAGAAGAGTTAGATAACAAATTAAAAGAATTAGGAGTATCTAAAGAAGATTTAATGGATTGTACGAAAATAAAATAAATTATATAACAACTTAAATGAAGACATTTAAAGGCTTTTAGAAAGGAGTTGATAATATGAACGGTTATGAAATGGATAAGAAAAACTTAGAATTAATTTTAGAAGCTAAGAAACAAATTTTAAGTAAGTTGAACAAATAAAAATTAACACCATAACAAAAGATAAAACCTCCTTGTGAGGTAATTCTAGAGTATCTATCAGGTATTTTAGAATTAATTCACAAGTGAAAATCTATGTGAATTATAAAATATAAGGATGACTGCAAAGGCAGTAAAGAAAGGATGATGTTAAATGAACAGTACACAATTAGGAAAAGCAAAAGTATTTTTTACAAAGGGTGATTTTGGCAAGATGCTAAAATTAAAAGACACTAATAATATATACATAGGAGAGATTAAAAAGAGCCAGTATGGAGATGAGAGTATCGAGGTAGAAGTAATTACATCAATGGATAATGTCACAAATAATAGGGTTAAAACTATATTTAATGATGATATCAGAATTAGTTATAGTAGTGATATTCCAAATGGAAAGAATTATTATTTGTCTTTTGATGTGTCAAGAGAAGGAATAAATTATGGAGTATTATTTGAAGAGAACAACAATTCAGAATTAAAAATAATTAGATTTATTAAAATTATTGAAAACAAATTAGAAGATATTGCAAATAAATTAATAGAATCAATAAAAGGAATTGATAATTGTAAAATTATTATACCAACTATAAACATAGGACAATCTGTTGTTGATTATCTTAAAGACAAAGGGTTTAATGACATTATTGAATTAGATTTAGATGATATGAGATATATAGCTGTTAATAATACAAAACTTATCAATGATAAAGACACATTATTTAAATTAATTCCAAACAATTGTTCAAGTGACGATATGATTGAATTTATAAAAACGTCTAGAGAACTGGACAATACAGATATTGATATGTCATGTGACGGCAGACTTAGATTTAAAAGAAAATCAATGGAAGTTACAAGTACTAGGATATGTGCAGTATTTTATGCATTGAGTAAATTAGGATATAAATTATAAAATCTCGTTTTTAAAAGGATTTTGAACAAGTATTTAAAATGAAAAGTAATGTGGGAAGTTTCGGCTTCCCTTGAATTTGAAAATAATTAAATTGATATAGATTGTAAATAAATTAATAGAAGAAAGAGAGTGAATATAAATGATAGTTACAAAAAGAACAAATATAAAAGAAGTTATAGATGAATTAGTAGAAAAATTAGGTGATGAAGTTCAAGTTTTAGAATATAAAAATTATTATGGAAGAGTTAAATATAAAGGTTGTTTAATTAATATTAGAAATTTTAGACCTGACATGATTAGTTTAAAAAGTTTTCAAATAATATATGATGGAGACTTTAGTGAAGAAGAAATTAATAAATACATAAAGAAAATGGCTAAAAGTGTTGATACAAATAAAACTCCAGAATATTTAAGTTTAAATGACTTTTACATAAGAAATGGTGTGACTAGTGAGAAGGTGGTTGCATGAAAATAGGGAACTTAGAAGTATACGGAGTAATTTATAAAATAACTAATTTGGTTAATAACAAATGTTATATTGGACAAACTATAAATCAAAAAGGATTTAATGGAAGATATGGATACAGTGGAATTGGAATAGAAAGAGTTTATAAATATCATAAACATAATAAAGATAAAGGCAATTATAAAAATACATATTTACTAAATTCAATAGAGAAATATGGATTTGAAAATTTTGCAGTTGACGAATACTTTGATGTGGCATTTTCTAAAGATGAATTAAATATTAAAGAACAATGTTGGATTGCTTTCTATAATAGTACAAATAGAAATTATGGATATAATAGAAATTTTGGTGGAAATTCAGGTATACCAACGGAAGAAAGTAGGTTATTAATATCTTTGAATCATGCTGATTTGAATGAAGGTAAAAATCCAAATGCTAAAAAAGTTATTTGTTTAAATACAAGAGAAATATTTGAATCTGTTTCAGTTGCAAATAAATTATATAATATAAAAGGAGTAAATAGTATAGGACAAGTTTGTAATAACAATAGAAAATATGCAGGAAAATTAAATAATATACCTTTATCATGGATGTGGTACGATGATTATATAAATTCTTCAAAAGATGATATTAAGAAAAAAATAGAATTAGCCAATTTATTTAAAGATATAAATAAGCCAAAAGAAATTTACATATATGACCGAAATTATAATTTGATATATGAAGGAAAGTCCATTACGGAAACAAGTAAATGGATATACGATAATAATTATACAAATACATATGGTAATGCAAGAGATGTTATAAAAAAAGCAAAAGACAAACTATATAAAGGGATTTATATAGTAAAATTAAAAGAACTAGTACAAGTAATATAATACATAATTATAAATCCAAATAAAACTCACATTTGATTTATAATTAAACAAATTAATAAAATAAATTTATAAAATACGTATATAATTTTAAAATAATGATATAATAGTAATATAAAGATATAAATGAAAGGTTGTGGAATTTATGATAACAGGATCATTTAGTAATGAGGAAATTATGCAAGCTATTAAAGAGGGAATTGAAGATAAGGTTGTCAATGTTGAATTTAATGCAATAGTTTTTAAAGATTTAAAAGAAATAGCTTATACTGTTGGATTATTTGTGAATGAAATATATATCTTAGATAGTGATATTTTTGAAACTGATACATTAAAAGAATTGAAATTAAAGATGGGAGGAATTGCAGACTTAGTATTTGAAGAATATGGGATAGAAGCTACTTATAATATTGATTATGAGGGCAGAAACGGTTATAAAAATATAGATAATAAAAAGGTATCTTAAAGGAGATTGTCATATGTTAGATGTGATCCCAGTTAAAAGAGACTCTTATAAAAAATCAGAACGGTTTTACAGGCATTTAGAAGATGTAAAGGAATTTCACAAAATTAAAGGCTTAAATGAAACTTACTGGAAAAAATTTGAGAGTAATAGTGGCAAAACTAAATCAAGCTTATTTCAATATAAGAGTGCAGTTAAGAGGTTTATTGATGTTATTGAGAAAGATGTATTATTAATTAATATTAATGAGTTACAAGACTACATTAATATTAATTTTTATGATGGAACTACAAAGAAAAATCAAGAAAGATATTTAAAATCATTTATTACTTTTACTATAGAAAACAATATTAATAAAGCATTAAAATATACCGATAAAGATTTAATGTTGAATTTAATACCAAGAGAATATAAAATTTTAATAAATGTATTAATGAATAAGAATTAAGGAGATAGTTTAAATATTATCTCCTTAATTTTGTTAAAACCCTTTTAAAATTTGCAATTTATTGGGATATTTTGTAATATTGATAATTTACAGGTTAAGTGAAAAATGTATAAACCTTAAATAATGGATAATACTATTACTGCGAGGTGAAACATGTGATAAAAGAAAAATGTAATGCAGTTGATTGTAATAAAGAAAGATATGGCTTAAAAGAATATTGCAGGAAACATTATTTGCAAATAAAAAATCATGGAAGATTAACTCCTGAATTAGAGGTAAATCCTATTATTCAAGATAGTATATGTTCAATTGATGGTTGCGATAAAAATGTTTACTCTAAAAATCTTTGTAAATACCATTATAATAAACAAAGATTTGAAAATCTAGAATTAAAAAATGAATTAGGGACTTATAATATATCTTCCTGTAAAGTAGAAGGGTGCGATGATATAATTTTAGCTAAAGGTTATTGCATAAGACATTATCATCAATATTTAAAACATGGAGAAATAACACTTATTGAAAAAAGAATAAAATACCCAACAATCTGTAAAGTAAATAGTTGTAATGAAAAATCTTATGGTAATGGTTATTGTAGAAGTCATTACCATAAATGGTATAATCATGGAAACCCTTTGTATGTTAATGAAGTTAAAATAAAACAATGTAGTATTAAAGGTTGTGATGGAAAATATTACGCTAAAGGATATTGTAGAAATCATTATATTAAATATGCTAGAATACCTAAGGATAAACAAGAAAACATTAATAACTAAAATAATAAATATCACATAAAGGATATATTTTAAAAAATTACTTTAATTTATTTTAATAAAGGATAAAAATTTTACTTAAACAGTTATATTATTAGTATTTTTAGATTATAATATAACTGTGGGAGGTGAAATTAATAGAATGTTAAATAATTTTCAAGAAACCAAACAATTATTTTTTAAGGATTCTAATTATTCCGAAGTGTCACAAAAAGCCATATGGAATTTATATATTAATTTTATATCTGAGGTGGAAATAGAATCTAATAAAGATTTATATTATTTTGAATTAGAAGAAATAAACAAATGTAATAAAAAGCTAAAGAATGTAAAAGAGGGCACACTTAATCTAATAAATGCTTTTATTAAAAAGTATTTAGAATGGAGTATTAAATATTACAAAGTACAAAAAAGTTTTAAATTAGAAATAGAAAATAAAATTGATAATTCTTGGTATATAAGTAAATTAGATTTCTATAATTTATGTGAGAAATTAATGAACAGAGTGGATAGTCAATTTATTTTGCCATTGTTGCTTATTAGATACGGAATTACTGGAAAACAAATGATATATTTAAGAACTATAAAATGGAATAATATTAATTTTGAAACGAATAGGGTAACTATGTATGATGAAAATAATGAAATGATATTGAGTATTCCGGTAGACTTTCAATTTTTAAAATGGATTGATAATCTTAAAGACCTAGAAATTAAAAGACATAATAATACAAATATTGATAATTTTTATATTATGCAAGAAAGTGAATATAAAAATAAAATTATAAACTATAATACAGTTAATTCTCGAATATATTATGCCTGTAAATCAGTAGGAACAGTAAGAATACCACCATACTCATTAGAAACATCTGCGAAAGTTGATTATTTATATAAATTATCTCAATACAACGTTCCTATCACTGGTAAATTTATAGAAGAAAAATTATTAAAAGATTGGTATAAAAAAGAATCCTTTTCTGTAGGAGCGACATATAAACTTAAAAATTTATATGATGATTGGATAAAGGATGAAGGGTTTAATGCCGAATGTACAATAACTTATATAATTAAAGATGATAAAGATTTAAAAATTACAAATACCAAGAGCGATAATGTCAAAAATATATCCAATAAAAAAGCTGTAATATGCTTGACAACAAAAAAAGAATTTGAGTCTACAATAAAAGCAGGAGAATTTTATAAATGTGACCCTAGTAGCATCACTAAATGTTGTAAAGGCAAAGTTAAAACTTGTGGAAACTTGAATGGTGGTATGAGATTAACATGGATGTATTTAGAAGATTATAATAAAAATAAGGAATAGTATAGGAAGTAATTTAATACTTCCTTATTTTTTATAAAATATTTAATAAATTAATAGAAATAATAGTTGCATTGATTGGTAGTTTATGCTAATATTAATTTAGACAAACAAATTAATATAAATACATAAAGGGAGATGTTAAAAAATGAGAAAAGAAGATATTAAGATTGGATTAAAAGTTAAATATGATGATGAAATAGTGACTATTAAAAACTATTTTCCACAAATAAAAAATACTTCACCTAGTGGAGATGTTTGGGTAGAAGACGATGATGGATTTTCAGAATTAGTGAATCATAATGAACTAGAATTACATAATAGTATCAATTAAAAGTGATAATTCAAATGAAGTTAGGAGGATTGAAATAATGGATAATGTAATGAAAGCAATTATTGAGAGGAGAACAGGTTACACAGATATATGGGAATGTACTTTGGAGGAGTTCATTGATAAAGCTCTTCCAGAAGTACTTAAGCAACAAAAGAAAAATGATATAACACACAAGATTATAAAGCTTGCAACTTCCTTCCTCAGAATAAAGTTCGAACAGAAAGAATTGAAAGGCACAATCGAATACGAAGTTGCAAAAGCAATCGAAGAGTCAATGATGTATTATACAAATGTGTTAGGTGAAGATGACTAATAATAAATTATTAAGGAGGAAAACGAAATGGATTGGGAATTATATAGTTTAGATAGAAGAAATATAAATTATTCAAATTTAAGTGATAATACATTGATTATTACAAAAATAAAAAAGCAACCTAAAATAAGCGATAATTTGAAAATAGGTGATAAAATATATCATGTTGGAATGTTAGATATTCAAAAACATCATGTTGGAGTTCATGAAATCAATTTTATTGATATAGATGAAGTTGAAGAAACTTTAGAAGATGATTTTACTTGCCCTTATTGTGGTTACATATATGATGATGCTTTTGAATTAGCAAATGAAGGAAATATAAATTGCCCGAATTGTAGTAGTGAATTAGAATATTCTAGAGTTGTTACAGTGGAATATAGTGTAACCCCTGTAAAGAGAGCTAAAATTAAGAGGCTTTAAATGACGTGCTTTAAGGGGATTTATTATTAATTAGAAAGTGTAAAGAAGGTGATTGAAATAGCTAAAACAGAATTAACTGAAAAGATTGAACAAGCTATATATAAAGAAACTATAGGAAAGACTTTAGGATGTTTTGAAGTGACTATTGGGTGGTTCGGTCGTCAAAGAGTTGATTATATGACAATGGATTTTAAAGATATATTCAGGTGCTATGAAATAAAAATAAGCAAGTCTGATTTTCATAGTGAACACGGTCATAATTTTGTAGGTCATTACAACTATTATGTTATGCCTAAAGAATTATTTGAGGAAGTTAAAGATGAAATTCCTAAAGAAATAGGGGTATATGGTAGTTATGAATCTAGAGATAATATGTGTTTAACATTACTAAAAAAGCCTAAGAAACAAGAATTAAAAGTAGAAATGGATATTCTAAAGAATTCTATGATAAGGTCTTTAAGCAGAGAAGTAACTAAATTTTATAATACATGTGATGAAAAATACATAAATAAATTAAAAAAGAGAATTGATAAATTAGAAAAGTCATATAAAGAAATGGAGTCGAGAAAAATAGAAGCAAGTAATGAGTTATTTTTTATAAGAGATAAAACTGAAAATCCTAGTGATTATTTGCCTAAGTCTAGAATAAATAGACTAAAACTGCAACTAGAACGTGAATTAAAAGAAACAGATAAGGACAAGACCTTAAAAGAAGTTATAAATGAGTTAGAAATAATGTTAAATCAAGGAGGAGAATATAGTGGATTTTAATAATTAAACAAATTAACAGAAATAAATATAGACAAGCATTAAGAAAAGTTGTAAGATAATAATTAAGGAGGTAAGATTTATGAAAATATGTTTAAGTCAAATTCCAGAAAGTGAAAGACAAGAATACATAAGACAGGAAGCAATTAACAGGGTATACAATAAATTAAATAAAAAATATAAGATGTTAAAGGAGTTGAAGAGAGTGTGAATAATGACCAAGCAAGAGAATATTTTAAAAGCAAAGGTTTAAGTTATGCATATATAAATATAGAATTATTAGAAAAACTAATATATTTTATTGATCAAGAACTAGAAAAATATTTAAACAATGGTACAAAGTATTCAAAAGAAATGGGTATGAAGGTTAAACAATTAGGTTATAAAGATAAGAAATTCACTAAACAGGGATTGCATCATGCATATATAAAAGTTGATGGAAGTTATTTTGGAGGGAGAGAATGTATTTCTTTTAATAGAGATGGGTTTATTGGTTTTTGTGGATGGGCAGATAGTACAAATACAGAGCCTATTATAAAAGCTTTTATTAAATGGTGTGACTATATTAGTAATAGAGGAATATAAATAACTGATAATCATTTTCATTTTAAAATACTGATTTTAATTGAAAGTTAGGCTTGAAAACAAGAGTATGAGTGAACATATGGAAGCATGCGAGAGTTTAATTTTAAAAAACTATATATTTAAATAAATTAATGGAAGAAGGAAGTTGGAAATAATGAATAAGGATAAAGAATGTTTAAATTGGGATGACAATAGAATGGAATGCATGATTTGTGATGGCTATAGTGAAGGTTGTATGAATTATGAATGCGAAGAAACTAAAACAGAAAATACAAAAGGTATATTAAATATGTTAAAAATCCAAAAAGAAAGAGAGTAACAAGTATGATAGATAAAAATATAAACTATAAAGACCTATCCGAATATATAGATTTAGCAATTGAAGAATATGAGTTTTATAACAATAAAATTATTAATAATCATAGTTTTTATGATTTAAAATATTGGTTGAGTCACTTTCATTACTGTAATGCTAATAGTAGAGATATTAAAGAAAGAAGGGTAAAGAAATGATAAAGAAAATATTGTTAAAGTACAAGCTTAATAAAACAAATTATAAATGGTTAAGAGCAAGTAAAGACATAATTAATGAATACAGATATACAACCAAAAAGAATAAAAATGTTGATAATTTTAATATTCAATTCAAACTGGTACGTGCTTTTTATTCTGGGCACATTACTTCCATACGAGATGAGATAATAGTTGTTGAATATGGATATTTAAGAATTAAAGTAGATAAAATTAATAATAAGATTATAGAAATACATAATAGCAGAGAAAAGAATAGAAATGGTTCAATTGATACAGATATTAAAAATACGATAACTTCGATATATGTGGATGTATTTGGAGGTGTAGAGTAAATGTTCAAGATGATAGTTATTGTTGCACCATCTTCAGCAGGTAAGGATAAAATATTAAATGAATTAGTTGATAGAAAATTTGTACTACCTATTATATCAACCACTAGCAGAGATATGAGAAAAGGAGAAACCCAAGGAGTTGAATATAATTTTGTAGATGATAAAACTGCAACCAGTATATTAGATAATGGAGACTTTGTTGAACATAGATTATATAATGTCATAGGTAATTCAACATGGGTATATGGTGTTACAAAAGACAGTTTTGACATCAGCAAAGACATAACTTATTGTGTAATTCTAGATTTTCAAGGCTTAAAGCAAATGGAAAAGTATTTAACTGAATTAGGTTATGAAAAATCATTAGTAAGTATTTATATTGATGTATCATTACAAGAAAGATTAATAAGATCCTTATCAAGAGAAGGTAAAATGGAAGATATGCAATGTCTTGAAATTTGTAGGAGGGCATTAGATGATAATGAAAAAGTTTTACCAGCAAAAGACTATTGTAATTATGTAGTTAATAATGAAGATAATTTTGAAGCTACGATGAATAGAATCCTAGATATTATAGAATCAGAAATATAAAATACGGAGGAATAAACGAATGGAATGTACAATGTTTCAAGTAATAGCATTTTTAAACAAACTTTCAAATAAGCATAGAAAATTTAAAAGAGTCGGTGATGATAAATTCAAACTCTTTAAAGGAGTATATGGAGATTTAATGATAGAACTTAATAATACTTATAGACCTTGCCCTATATTCTTGTATATGCAAGATAAGTGGATTTTAGAGGAAGAATAATACAAGCAATAATATTCTCTGTAGGTGTGCCAATAGTAATATTCTTACTGGTTGTTCTTACAGAAAAGTATAAATAATAAATTAAGATAAATAAAAATAAATTTGAAGGAGAATGAAAGTTATGAATAAAGAATTAAAAGATGGGTTAAGAAGTGGGATTATAGTAGGGTTACAAAGTTTCAAATCAATTGGTGAAGTATTAAGAGCTGATTATGAAAGATTCAAAGTCAAAGGCGAAGGGTTTAATTTGGCTACATATAAAGGAAATATTATATTGTTAGATATTGAGGATACTGACGAAGATATTAGTGCTTTTGATTTTGTGAAAAGACAAATAAAAGAAATTAATGAAATATTGGATGGTGAGTAATATGAGAGATATAAAATCAATAAGTTTTAGTAGTATGATTGAACATCATAAATGGTTACAAGAACATTATCAAAAGGAAGATGGAGTTAAAGAAGTTGGTTGTTACTGGGGTGATGATGGAAGAATATATTGTTCATACATAGAATTATAATAAAAGCTTTTAAAAAGTTAACTTTAACAGGAACTTAATAAATTAATAGAAGAAAGGAATTGAATAAATGAAAAGTAATATATTTATACCAAAACAAATAAATGTAGGGTTTCAAAATAGAAGTGATACATATACAAAGAAATTAGCTTATGTTGTTTATTTTGATAATAAAGGGGTTTTAAGAAAAGAAGCTTCATGGAATAGTTGGAGAGATAATAATATAGAAAACATTATATATGATAATGTTCCGACTGAAGGTTTTGTTTTAAATAAGAAAGTAGGAGATTACTGTAGTGATTGGAATCATAGACAAGCTTATGTTAGAGTTTATGATCCAAGAGATTTTGAGTTTGAAATTACAATAGAAAATCTTTTATATATTCTTGAGAATACAAGTTCAATTAAAGGAAAAGGACTTGAGGGGTTATTTACTTACGGCTGGGATGGAAAAGATTTAATATTAATACCTGTAGATTCACCAGACTATCAAGAGATTTCAAAATTTAATGAAGTCTTATTTGAAAATAAGAAATTTAAAGCTAAGGAATTGATATTAGGAGCTACATATAAAGATAAATCAATGAATGAGTGGATTTACATGGGCAGATTTGATAAATGGGATTATAAATATGAAGAAGTAGAAGATATTGATTCAAATGGTAATCGTCCTTGGTATTCGACTTATAGTAGATATAAAAGCATTAGAGTAGATGTCAATAAAGGAAAACATCATTTTTTCGTAAAAGAATCTAAAACATATGATAATAAACCTTATATTAGTACACTTATGCTTAAATCTTTGGGAGATAAATTTATAGATATTATATCTTCAGAATGCGTAGAAAATTATTCTGATTTATTTGATGTACTAGAAAGAAAAACTGAATATTCACCATATGATAAAAGCAAAGATGCCTATTTTAAATATACTTTTGAAGAACTAAAAGAATCAATAGATGATTATAGATGGTTGTATTGTTATCAAAGCGATAATAATGAAGTGGGAATTAAAATAAGAATTGATAAAAGAAGAGATGAACAAGGGGAGTATAATTCAGATGATTACAACGTTGAAGATAAAACTAATGGTAGGGAACATTTTATAAAACATACAACACTTAAAGAAATTTATGATGAATTTCAGCCAATGTACAAAAATAAATACTTACAAAATGGAAAGCTATATGAAAGGGAGAGATATTAATGAGTAATATAAATGATAAAAAGATAATGGAGTTAAAGAAACAAATTACAGAAAAGAAAACTAAATTAGAAGGTATTAATAGATTTGTGCCTATAACAAATTGTTCAATTGAATTAGATGGACAAAGATATAACTTGAATACTTTGCAAAAAGAACAATTGATTCCACTCATGGTTAGATTAAACTGTTATATGTTATCAGCTAAAGACTTAGGAATGTTAGATGATTATAAAATAAGTGGATACAAGGTAGGAGAATGGATTATAGATATAAGAACTAAATTAGATATACTTTCTAGAAAAGATGAAGAAATAAAACTTAAAGTTATGGAAGCTAAATTAGATAAGTTATTATCTGATGAAAAGAAAACTGAATTGGAGTTGGATGAAATTGCAGACATGCTAAAGTAATAAATAAATTATAAAAATAGATTATTTCCTAAATTTCAATTTTAAAGCTAGTTATACTAATGCTTGGTTAGTTGAATTTAGGAAATAATGTCGAATATTCCAATAAAATATGGATTTGATTGTAAGTTTAAAAGGAGGATATATGAACAAAGTATTTGAAGAAGTAAATATAAAAAATTACATAAATAAATTACAGATTAATTATGAAGATAAATTAATAACTAAATTAGATTTGAATAGAGCATTATCTCAGCTAGAACCAATTCAACAAGAAGTTATAAGATTAAGATTTTTTGAAGGAGAATCACAATATAATGTTGCAAATATGTTATGGAAATCACAAACATTGATTTCTAGGTTGGAAAAGAAAGCTATGATTAGTCTAAGAAAATATTATCAAGTAAGACTATATTAATAATAAAAACCAAATAAGTATGTTATTTTAAGGTAAATAAAAGGAGGAATAAAAATGAAAAGAATGTTTTTAGATTTAGATGGAGAACAATTTTTTGATATAAGAGGTGAAAATTATGAAACAATTAAGAATTTTATAAATAGTAATTTTATTGGTCAAGGGAAACATTATGGCAGTTTACCAGAAATTATAGATAATAAAAGCAAACCATTAATATTGATTAACTATAGTGATGGCGACGATGATATTGAAGAAATAAATCATAATAATATTGAAGAAAATATTAAGATGTATGTGGAACAAGAAGATGTGGATAGTGTACAATATTTAGGATTTCCAACAGTTTTAAATATTTAAAATGATTGAAAATATGTTATAATATCTTTATTAGAATTTTAAAGGAGATAGATATAATGATTTCAAAAACAGAAAGAAAACATCCAATAGGAGCAGTATTTGAAAATGGATTAAGTGGTGAAAAAACTGTAGAAAAACTAATTGAAGGAAATTTTTTAGATAATGAAAGAAATTTAACTGATAAAGGTAGGGAGTATACTCAAGGAATTCTAGAAAATTTGACTAATGTAGAAAGAATCATGATAGAAAAATTTATTTTAGAATTTCATGAAATTCATAAAGAACTAGGATATGGTAAATAGGGCAGAATTAAATTTCTGTTCGAATCTAAATCAATAATAAATTAATAAAATAAAGAGAACGGAGGTATTGAGGTGAAAGAATTTAAATATGAGGAACTAGAACTTATATTACAAGGAATGGACTTATTAATATTTGAGACAGAAGATGCAATTAAAGCATATGAAAAACAAACAGGATTACAAAATTATAGAAAAGTTAAACTTGAACGTGTAAAAGAAATAAAGCGTAGAATTCAAGATTTAAACAAGTAATTGGAAGGAAATGAAATAGTGTGAATAAGATAAATAAATTAACTTAAAATAAATGTTTCATTGGAAGTTGAAAGGAGAGTAAATTAATGGAGAATAAAGAGGTAAGAAAAGATATTATAATAATGTACAATGCATTTAGAAAAGCATATTTTGATGGAGAATATGATAATAGAATGGATAGTGTTCTAGACAAATATAATTTAAAAATTGATTCTGATGGATATATAGAAAAAGAGGAGGACTAAAGATAAATTATGAAAGTGGAAAGAGTAGACGTACTAAGAGTAGGAGATAAATATTTTGTCAAGGGTAATATAGTTTGTATACATACAACTGATTGTGAATACTATGAACAAGTTTGTATTGATGCAATTAGTGATGAAGAAATATTAATTGACGCTGGTGAACATGGTAATTGGTTAAAATTTAGTGATATTGATGATATGATTTTATATTAAAATTCTAATTATAACTTGAAAATAAATTAAGATAAAGAAAGGTGGAAAATAATAATGTCTAATTTTTATTTAATATCAATAATATCATACATACTACTTTATAATTTGGTAAAAATACGCTTAAAATTGAATTCATTAAAACAACAAAATCATAGTGTATTATTAGTATGTATTGTTTCAGTATGCCCTATGATTAATTCATTGGCATCAATATTGCTTATATATAGTTTAATTATTTCTAAAGATAAATTTATAGAATTAAATAAATAAACACCAACATAGAAGTTTCTAGCAGAGAATAAATTTGTTAGAAACTTTTTATATTATCTAAACAAATTAATAGAAATAGTATTGACTTATTGTGCTGGAAGAATTATACTTAGAGTAAGCTAATAAGTAATGACAGATACATATAATTTGGATATAATATTAATAATTGAATGGAGTGAATTAAATTATGACAAATGACACTATTAAAAGAGGTATAAGAAAAGCCTTAGCAGAGAAAGAAATTGATATTGATAGAATTCAATTTTCAAAAATTGAAAGAGATGGCAATGAGGTTAAAAGTATTGGGAAAATAACATTAAGTTTAAATAGTATTGATGGAGTAGAATTAGACTGGTTAAAGTCTAAATTAGATGAATATTTAGAAAGTCACGGTATTGATTATAATGGTATACTATTAGATATATAAAAAGACCTTAAAAACTATATTTGATGGTAAATACGAGGAGGAATTTAAAATGGAATTTAAAAATATTAATGGTAAATGTTCTAAACTTAATAAAGAATGTAATTTTGTTGTGGCTTTTGACGTATATAAAGAAGATGAAGGACGTAAGTTTAAATATATGGAAAACTCTAATACAAATGAATGTTGTGAACCACGTACTTGTGAAAATATGAGAGAATGTGAAACCTATTTAAAAAATAGAAAATAATATAAAAATGATTAAAATGAGTTTAGATAAATTCTATCTATTAAACGAAGTGAGGTGAAATGTAAATGGGTTAATGATTTTTATATACACTGTAAATCTTGTGATAGCATATCAAAATCATACTTTTTAGATGAGTGTGGTTCGACTAATTTTTGTCCTAATTGTGGAAGTAGAGATACTGAATATTATTACGAAGATGAACAATAGTGAGGTGAAATAAAATAAAATGCCTAGATATAGAGAATTAAAAATACTTAAAGATGGTTATTATATATGTCCCTATTGTGAAGGAAAAGTTGAGTGGTTTGGGGACGATGATGAAGGTGGAGAATATCAATGTTCTAAATGTAAGGAAGTATGGGGAGAAGATAGAAGAATATTAAAAGATAAATAATTCTATAATGAAGGAGAGATAGTTGTGACAAAAGAAAGTTTAATAGAAATGGGATATGTAAAAATAGGTGAAGTTGATGGATTAGAATTATATTCAAATTTTAAAAGTAAAAACAATCCAAGTAGTAATCATGGATTTATATTTCAATTTAATCCTGATTATAAAGAATCAGTTGGAGCAATATTTATTACCAAAGAAATACTTGAAAATTTAATAAAGCTTATAAAGCAATAATTCTATTAGGAATGCGGAGGGATTGGTATGAAAATTATAGTTCATTATCCAAAAGATATGACTGAAATTTATAAAAAAATGGATGAGTTCAAAGCAAAGAAGGTAGTTAAAGAATGTACGCCTCAACAAGTGGAAGCGATTATAAAGTACTTTAAAGAAATGAAAAGTAAGGAAGAGAAAGTACAAAGGATCTAAAGATAGAATAATTTTAATATAATGAATATTAAAGATTATGTCTAGTTTTGTTAAAAGAGCCATTTTATGGTAATATTGTAAAATAAGAATGGCATGAATATGGGTTTTAGGAGGTATAAAAAAAATGATAGTTGGAAGGTTGACTGAGATAAAAGAAGAACGAGAAGTTAGATATATAGCTAAAATAATCCCTAATGGTAATGTATTTGATGTTAAACTATATGTGGAGATACTTAATAGTGGTGGATATAGTGACGATTTACTGCAAAACATATGGGCTAGTACAATCGCTAGTGCAAAAAGAAGAATATGTCAAGATAATGGCTGGAAAAGTAAAGATTTTAAGTGGGAAGTAATAGAATAATTTAGGAGGAATAAAAATGGGAATGGATATTTATATTTACAAATACAAAGGAGTTAAATGTAAAAATCAAGATGAATTTGATGATTATTTAAATAATAGTTTTGATTACAATTATAATCATGAAGAGAACAAAGAGGAAGAAGTTTGCTATTGGAGAAAAGCTTATTGGTTAGATAAATGGTTTAGTGAAGAACCAGAAAATGCAATGCCTTATGGTGGATATTTGTTAACTAAAAGTGATATAGAAAAATTTTATAATCATTGTCAAGAGTTAATAGACGGTAAATGGGATAACTATAATTATAAAATTTCAGACTTTAAAGTTGGTAGAGTTGAAATTAACAACGAAATTGACAAGGTAGTTTTTAGATGCGTAGCTTACACTGGAATTATTAATGAGATAAAAGAAACTATAGAACAAATAAATATTTTATTAAAGGAAGATTTTGAAAATAATTGTTTTAAATATTATATATGTAGTTAAATTAAAAGATATTAAATAAAGGAATTAAAGTATAATTAAGGAGGAAATAAATTATGAAATTAACAGAAAATGAAAAACTAAAAATGTTAAATAATATTGAAGTTGTGGAAAGTTCGATAAGTAACGGTGAGTGTGAATATATTTTAATAGATAATAACGAGGACAACAGAGGTGTATTAAACGATTTAGGAATAACGAATGAAGAACTAGAAGAATGGACGGATGAAGAATATATAGATATAAGCGAAATAGGATTTAAATTAGCAAATTGGTATAGTACAAAAGATGGATTTTATAATATTGATAACAACGAGCAATATTAAAAAGACCATCAAATGAAGAATTTAAATGAATTGAAGGGAGAAATAAAAATGAACGAAAAAGACTTTGAATATAAGTTTAATAAATTAAAAGATAATAGAGTATTATATGCAGATTTGATTATAAAATATATGATACAAACAGTGGAAGATATTTTATCAGACTTAGAAATTAAATTAAATGAAGCTGACTTGCAAAAGATTTGTTATAAAGTCTATACAAAAGTAAGATGTCAAGATAACCTTGATGATTTAATATATAAAGAATTAACTAAGATAGTAGGTGATAAAGATGAATAAATTAAAAATGTCAGAACAATTTTATAAATTCTTACAGGAACATGGAATGGATATAAATAAATATGAATACATAGGAAAAGATTGTTATGATTATAAAGTTAGAAATATTCAAACTGGTGTAGTAGGATATATTAGATATTAAAGGAGGGATTATTAAAATGTTAAATGAATTTAAAAGTAATAAAAAGTATATATTTGATAAAGAAATCGCATTACAAGATGAACATTTAAAAGCTAATTATGAGTTAGGGAATGCTACATATTGGGTTGATGATTGTGATGGTAAAAGAGTGATTGATATAAGTAAAGATGGAGAGTTTGGTTTTATAGAACTTTATACTATAAAACCAATATGGTGTAAAGAAATCTAAAAGAGTATTTAATTTTGTCATTTTACAAGAATATAATAAATTAAAAGAATAAAGGAGATAATAACAATGGAAAGAATTTTTAAATGTGTAGTAACTAGAACAGATGAATATTATATTAAAATTGATGAGGATGAAATAGACAAAGATTTAATTACTGAATTTGAAAGAGATATACATAAGTTAAAAGGTGATAAGATTAAATCCTTAGCTGAATATATGTGCTATTCAATTATGGATAATAATAGTCAACATTATGAGGGCATAGGAATTATACAAACTGATGGGTTAGGAAAAGAATGTGAAAAAGGTATTGAAATTGAAACAACTATGTTAGAAGATATGGAGATTGAAATTGATGAAAAGAAAGGTGGTAAATAATATTTATTTAGAAACAAATTTAAAAATATTTAGAATAGATGATGGTGAGGAACATTTCATAGTAGCTGAAACAAAGGAGGATGCCGTTGAGTATTTTCTTAAAGAGATGAATTTTGAAAACATACAAGAATGTGACTTGGAAGTTAAAGAAATTCAAAAGGATGATGACATTCAAATAAATCTGAGTCAAGACGATGATTTATTATTAGAATTAATTAATAGGTATAGAAATATTAAAGATACAACTGGTGATACAAATATATGGACTCTGTTAAAGTATAATATAATAACTGATGAAGTAAGAGGAAATGAACTAGAGATTCCATATGTAATTGCTAGTTCAACATTTAATTAAATGGTAAGTTATGCTAAAATACTTCTTTTACAAAGAGTTAATAAATAATGAAAGGGGATTAATATTATGAAAGCAGTGTTTTTAGGAAAATATACTTCTATTAATGAGGAGGCAAGCAAAATTTCTAGAATTCCTATTCCAATGTTAAAAATAGATAAATGGGAGAAATTCTATGAACATGAAGTAGGGAGTTTAGAATTTAAAGAAGGTAGTTGTGTAAATATAGATGGAAGTGAAGAAACTATAGAAAAGGTTATTTATGAGTTGGATGGTTCTATTACATATAAAACTTCAAAAATTTTAGATGGTTGTTATTTTGGTGTGTTCAATATTTAAACAAATTATTACTTTTATTTGGTCATAAGTATATATCTTTCATGTTATGGTAACACTATTAAATAATATATTTAAAGGGGTGTTACTAGATGTATAAGATAAGTTTTAAAAATATTGGAATCAATAATGAATCATTTGAAATAAAGACGGATACTATTGACTTAAAAGCTATAACAAAAGCTATAGAACCTTATATTTCATCTGTATATGAACTTGATTTATCAGCAGATAAAGAGGGCGAATATGCATTAATGGCAAGAAAAGGATTTAAATATTTAGGTGAATATAAGATTGAGAAGGTGATATAGTGTTGAATAGTGAAGAAAATTATGAAGAAGATTTAATAGATATGAAATCTATACCCATTGATAAAAGACCTAATATTGGTATTCAAGATATGAATAAGTATAAAAATGGTGGTTTAACTGTTGAATCATTTGAATCGAATGGAGCATTGGTCTATATTCCTTATGGAATATATGTAGATTTATTTAATGCAATAGATAATGGTACAGTGTGTATAAAACATAAAATAGCTGATTTACAAAAACATAAAAGAAATATGTCAAAATTGGAGAATCAAGAATCTCTCAAAAGTATTATAGAATGTGATGACTTTATTATTGAAGCATTAAAAAAAGATATGTCTATTTTATCAAGTATTTATCCATTGAAAAAGGATGTTTAAGTTATAGGGCATACTGCCCTAAATTAGAAATAGTACAAGCATATAAAACTTTAGGTTTAACTGAAAATGAATTAAGAAAGGATGAAATAAAAAATGAATGAGAATGAATCATTAAAAGAACTGTTACACAAATTTGAAAATGAATTTGAAAAAGTTTGTGACAAACTATTAATTTTAGAAAATGATAAAAAGTTATATGTACAGGGATATAGGGATGGAATATTTGAAGCTTTTTCATGTGTGGCTGATAAAATAGATGGAACTAAACATACCAAAAGTCCATATATTAATAAAATTTTAAACGAATAATATTTTATAGACAAGTAGATAAAAATTTAATTTTAAAAGATTGGAGTGAAAAATAAATGAAACTATTACAAAGATTATTAACTAAAAACCTAACAAAAATGCCCTTGTTGTGGGTAGATTTTAACTATAAGAAATATAAATCAGAAGGAGCAAAAGGTTCATGTATGGCTAAAATTCATCCTATTTTAAGAGATGATGAACATATTAAGGAAACTATTAATGATTTAATAGATTATATTAGAGAGGACTATAATATGGATGAAATATAAACAAACAAATTAATGGAAATAAGTGTTGACAGTAATTAGCACAAGTAGTAAGATAATCTTAAAGGTAATAAATTAAGATAAATAATAATAAAAATGGAGGTGTTGATATGACAATGTGTAGTGGAGAATTTCTTCAAGAGAGAATAGAAGAGTTCTGTGATAAATATAAACAAGACCAAGGATACATATGGCAAATTATCAATAGAATACATACGAGAGATTATGGAAGAAACATCATGTGGGAGAAGCAAAAATATGAGCAAGAAAACAACTTAGGGGATATTCCTATGAGTCAAGCTTTTGCTAAAGAGGTATTAGTACATAGGGCTATATACATATTAAAAGGGTTGGAAAATTGTATTTTAAATGGATGGGAATTTGAATAATATATTTTAATAAATTAATAAAAAGAGAGGTAAAATTTATGAATTATGCAGAAGAACAATTACAATATGCAATAGATAAGGAAAATAAAACCTGTTACCAAGAAAGCGAAAAATGTCCTAAAAATAAAAAAGGAAAATGTACAGATAGTAAAATATGTGGTAATCAATATCCTGCTGGAACAGATTATGAATTAGAATGTTTTAGGCTTGAAAAAGAAAATGAGATATTAAAAGATGATAAAAGACAATTAGATGAATGATTTACTAATGCTAAAAATAACATTGATACATTAGAAGAAGAAAATAAAGAATATAAACTAGCAAATATATCATTAGGTAATTTTAGACAAAAACTAGAAAATGATATAGATAAACAAAAATCATACATATCAGAATTAGAATATAAATCAATGGAACAAGCTAAGAAAGAAGATGATCTAAATAATATATTGACCAATAGAGAAAAAGAAATTATGAGAATGCAAGAAGAAAATGATATAGATAATGCAATAAATTCAAAATTAAATAATCAGATAAAAGAATTAAAAAATATAATTAAAATTTTAGCAAATTTATTATAGAAAATTGTCTTAAAATGGAAATTTTAAAAGGTTATAATAAATAAAAATAAAGGGAGTATGGTAAAATGAGTATAAATTATGAATATCAAAAAAGAAAGTTATATAATTATCTAGGGGAAAACTTAGTAAAAACATTTAAAGAAAACAACGCAATTATTGCTGGAGGTTGTATAAATAGTATTTTTACAAATAGAGATATTAATGATATAGATGTTTATTTTAGAAATGACGATGATTTAATTGAAGTTATTGCTGATGTATATGATGGTTATTGGATTGCTACACATACTAAAAAGGCAACACTATTTAAAAATGACTATAATAAAATGGTACAACTAATACACTTTAAAAGATTTAATAATGCACAAGAAATATTTGATACATTTGATTTTACAGTTTGTATGGGAGCTTTTGATTTCTATACAGAAGAGTTTGTATTGCATGATAAATTCTTACTTGATAATATTCAAAATGTATTGAATTTTAATAGCAATACATCTTATCCAATAATGTCGATGTTAAGAGTAGACAAGTATAAGAATAAAGGATATAATATTTCAAAATCAGAATTTATAAGAATATTATTAACTTGTATGAGTTTAAAAATTAATACTATAGATGAGTTAAAAGAGCAACTTGGTGGTATGTATGGTTTAGATTTTACTAAAATATTAAAAGATGTTGAAGTTAAAGAAGATGGGCAGGTTGATTTAGTTGAGGTAGTAGATAAATTAAAAGATTTGTATTTAGAAGAAGATTATTTTAAGGGAGTACCAGATGATCAAAGAGTTAATTTCAATGATGTAGATGATTTAATTGAATCTTTATTAAATAGACCTTTAAAATACTTAGAAATTAAGAATGAAAGATATAGGATTAATACATATAGACAGTTAACTTATTTTGAAGGGATAAAAGATGATAAAAAATATGAAAAAGTTCCTGCTGAGAATTATTTTAAAGAAAACAAATTTTATAAATTTGTAGAATTAAAAGATGGTAAATTGATTAGTTGTTATGATAATAATTTTGAATATAAAATAGGAGAAGTTGTTGAAGCTACTACGGGTGATGAAAGAATTTATTGTAATTATAAGAAAACAATAAAAGATAGTCACTATTACAGTAAAGAAGATAATATAAAGTTGTTAGAATTAGAAGTGACCGAAAAGGATATTTACAACTCCAATGGAGGAACAATTACATTCAAGAAAGTTAAACCGATAAGAATAGTGGCGACCAAAGAATGGGAAACTTGGTCACAAAAGAATAGAAGACCGTTTTAAAATGTAAAATTATGTTAAAATCTTGAATTTAATAGAATGTTAATAAAATAAATAAAACAAGGAGAAGTGATAAAAATGAATGAATTAATACAATTAATAAATAAATTTGTAGGCTATAATAACTTTAGTATACAAGATTTTAAATACATAAAAGAGGATTTAGAGAAAAATGAACTAGATACAAAAGATATAGAAAAATTTATAAATGATATTGATGGAAGATGCCAAGAGTTTATAAATAAGTTAGCCAAAGAATTTAATTCATTATCTGAAGAACAAGTTAAAACAATTGATTTGTTAAATAAAAATAAAATCAACTGGGATTTAAAAGATGACTGGGACTATGATAAAAAAGATTATGTGTATAAAATTGTAATTGAAAACAAAGAGGAGGATAAGTAATATGGAACTAAGAAACAAAAATAGATACGGTATTTTTAAAGCCAATTCAAACTTAGGAGAAATAGAATTTAATTTATATATTTACGGATTTGGGGAAGCAATAAATACATATAAAGATGGAAAAGAAATTGATTTCTCAACTTATTCAGACGAAGACGATGAAGATCAATGGGATGAAACAGATAAAGAAATTATAATATATTTATGTGGAGACGAATTGATAATTGATAAATCTACTATGGTCAGAATAGATAAACTTACAAGCAGAACAGAAGTTATTAATGGTGTTACAGATAATAATAAATTTAAACAACTGGATAAATGGAACTTATTAAAATCAAAAATAGCAGATTTAATCAATAATGTTGAAGATAGTAAACAATATGAGGAAGTATATAAAATAATATTAGATTTAGAATGAAAGGAATATTTCATTAAGAGTTAGAAGGAGTGAAGTGAAAAATGGGTAAACAAGATAGATTTAAAGTAGATTTTGAAGATTATATAAGTGTTACAGATAGTTATCATGATAAAGAAGAAATATTACATATTGAATATGATATAGATATGGAAGATATGATTCAAAAAATTGAGGATTTAGTAAAATATTTAAACAGTAAATAAAATATAGGAGATGAACTATGCGTAAAGAAAAATTAATAGAAGAAATGTTAAATACATAGTTGTCTAAAGATGGATTTAAATTATCAGAAGTTAATTATATAAAAGAGAAGAATGAATATAACTATGAAATATCTATTACAATGATTGATAAAGATGAAAATATATTTGTCTCATTATATTGTATCTATATTTCAGATGATGAATTTAGAATTGTAGAAAAGTAAGGAAGTGAATTATTTATATGTGGGAATATTTATTAGCTTGGTTCATAGGTTTCGTTATGGGTGGAATGGTATGGTTTGAAATATATTGTAGAGTTAAAAATAATAAAAGGAGAGATGAATAATGAAGATAAAATATAGATTGGATTATGTAATAGATGCAGTATTGGAACTAGAAGAAGATGATTTAACAGAAGAAGCCTTAACCGCTATTAAAAATGGACAGCCTTTTGTTACTGACGTAGATAGAGAAGAAATGATTAATGACTTAGCTGATACGATAGGTATTAAACCTAGTGAAATTAAAATAGAAAATGAAGATATTAGAGTTATAGAAGACGAAATTGAGGAGGAAAAGAAAGTAGAAAGAATAGCATTAGCTGATGAATTTTTTGAACTTATAGAAAAAGGAATTAAAACAAGCACAATTAGATATAAAAAACGTAATTATCAATGTGGAGATTGTGAATTTTATTCAGATAAATCAGATAAAACAACGATGGTTAAAATTGAGAATATAGAATATAAAACGTTTGAAGAATTAACCGAGAAAGATGCTATACAAGATGGATTCAAATCATTAAATGAATTAAAAAGTGTATTAAAAGAATTCTATCCAAAGGTTGCTGATAAAGATGATATAACAAGAGTAATATTTAGTAAACTATAATTTTAAGAATGGCTCTATTACTGGGTTTACAGACTTGTACAAGCAATTAAAATATTAGTTTTATTTGGTTATTAATAAATTATATTAAACGAATAATGTAAAGGAAGTGAAAAAGTGAATGTATTAAGTTTGTTTAATGGAATAAGTTGTGGAAGAGTAGTATTAGAAAAAGCACAGATTGAAGTAGATAATTATTATTCAAGTGAGATTGATAAAGATGCAATGTTAATAGCTGATAAAAATTATCCACAAGATGTTAAAAATAAATTAGGAGACGTTACTGAGTGGAAAAATTGGAACTTGCCCAAAATTGATTTAATATTAGCAGGAAGTCCATGTCAAGGATTTTCAAGAATAGGGAATGGATTGAATTTTGAACATAAACAAAGTAAATTATTTTTTGAATTTATTAATATCTTGAATTGGATAAAAGAAAATAATAATCCCAATGTTAAATTTTTATTAGAGAATGTGAAAATGAAACAAGAATGGATTGAGGTAATTAATGACTACATAGGAATTAAAGGTAAGCTTATAAATTCAAATTTATTTTCAGCACAAAATAGAGAGCGTTATTATTGGACAAACATAGAATACATACAAAATATAAATGATAAAGAAATATACATAGATGATATTATAGAGAAGCAAAAGGTTGAGGAAGGACATTATTGCAAAGAGCATCAATTATTACATGCTGATGTTTGTAGAGAAGTCTCATGTAAATGGTCAAAAGGAACTCCTATATATGATTTCTACAATAAGAGTATAAAGTATGGTAAATCAAATACTGTAGTTCCTCATTGCTTTAGAAGAGATAGATCAGCACCAAATATAATTAAAGATGATTACGGATTAAGAAGATTCACAGAAATTGAGTGTGAAAGGCTACAAGGATTACCAGACAATTACACAAATGTAAAAGGGGTTTCATGTGGTAATAGATATAAAGCCATAGGGAACGGATGGAATATTGATACAATTGTACATATTATTAAAGAATTAAAAATAAATTAAATACATAAAAAGAAAGGAAGTTAAAAGAATGGAAAAGAAAAAGTATTTTGAATTATTTGCAGGAACAGGAATTGGAGGTATTGCGTTAGATAATATAGGTTGTGAAAATATAGGATATTCTGAATTTGATAAGTTTGCAATTAAAAACTATAAAGCTAATTTCCCTAATAGAATTAATTATGGAGATATTACAAAAATTAACGAAAAAGAATTGCCAAATTTTGATATTTTAATTGGTGGATCACCTTGTACTCAAGTTTCTATGATGTCTAAAACATGGTCGGAAGATAACAAAGTTAAGGGTTTAAAAGGTGAAGAAAGTTGCTTGTTCTTTGATTACATGAGAATATTAAATGAAAAATTACCTAGCTGGTTCATATTTGAAAATGTTAGAAATTTATCTAGTAGTAATAATGGAGAAGATTTTAAGGTAGTTATAGAAATGATGCAAGAAAATTATAATATAAAATATCAATTAATAAATACATCAGAATTTGGAATTCCACATTCAAGAAGAAGATGGTATATAATAGGTCAAAGAAAAGACTTAGGTGAATTTAATTTTGAATTTCCAAAGCCAGTAGAACTAAAATTAACAATGCAAGATTTATTAGAACCTAGTGTTGATGATAAATATTATTTAACTCAAAAAATGTATGATTGTATAATGAGTCCCGGAACAAAAGGTTGGATTAGTGGCAAGATGGAGATTAATTTACCTATAGCTAGAACGTTGACTTCAACAATGCACAAGATGCATAGAGCTGATACTGATAATTACATATCTACAGAATACAAACCAGTAAACAAAACTAATGTTAGAAGGTTAACTCCTATAGAATGCTTAAAACTTCAAGGATTACCTGATACATATAGAATAGTTATTAGTGACACACAAGCATATAGAATGATGGGTAATGCTATGAGTTTAAACGTAGTACAAGCAATTGCAGATAAATTAAAAGAATACATAGAAAATAATTTCAACTAAGGAGAAAATATATGGAAATAAATATAGTAAGTTTATTCGATGGACACAGTACAGGAAGATTAGTATGCCAAAGAGCAGGAATTGATGTGGATAAGTATTATGCAAGTGAGATTGATGAAAATGCAATACATATTAGTAAAAATAACTTTGACGATATAATTAGATTAGGTGATATAACTAAAATAGATAAAGAATTAATACAAAGTTTACCCAAGATTGATTTACTTATTGGAGGTTCACCTTGTCAGGGGTTTTCAAAAAATGGGTTATGTTTAAATTTTGAAGATATTAGAAGTAAATTATTTTTTGATTATGTAAGAGTTTTAGATTTAATTAGAAAATATAATAATCCTAATGTGCAATTTCTACTTGAAAATGTTGAAATGAAAAAAGAATGGAGGGACGTTATAAGTGATTATTTAAAATGTGAATATACATTGATTAATAGTAAACTTATTTCAGCACAAAACCGACCACGTTTATATTGGACAAGTACATATATAGAACCGCCAAAAGATAAACGAATTAAATTATTAGACATATTAGAAAAAGTTGATACAAGCAATTACATAAAATATAAAGGATTATTAATAGATCCTAACATAAGTGAGAAATGCTATAATTTAATAGATGTTGTTAATGGTGAGGTAAGAATAAGGCAAGCTACTAAGCAAGGGTATATTGTGGCAGAGAATGGAGATGGAGTTAATCTTCAGTTCCCAACAAGTAAGACAAGACGTGGACGAGTTATAAAAGACAAATCAAACACCTTAGATTGTAGTTGTGATATATGTGTTTATTATGATGGCATAGTCAGAAAGTTTACTATTACCGAGTTAGAACGACTTCAGACATTACCAGATGGATATACATATGGATTAAGTGATAAAGCTAGAATAAAAGCTATTGGCAATGGTTGGACTGCTGATGCTATAGTAGATATATTGAAACAATATAAATTTTAGTAAAAACAAGAATGAGTCTATGACTGGGTTGTAGCAATTGAATTTCCAATTAAAAAATGTATTTTATTTGGAAATTGATAAATTATATAAAATGATAGAGGAGAAAAATAAAAATGAATGTATTAATATTTGACAAAGAAAATAAACAACAAGATTTTCAATATATAGCTAGAAATATAGAAACTGGTGAATTAGAAATAGGATATGTTGCAGTTGAAAAACCTTGGTATACAATGGAAGATCAATGGACTTACTATTTGATTAAAAATACATATGGTAGTAGAGGTATTTGTGGAGGAGCAACTGATTTAGGATTTAGTAAAGTTATTATTGATGAAGATACTATTAAACCATATAATCAAGTAGCAGAAATAGAATGGAATAAAGAACATGGTATGTCCACTAAGCTTGTAGATAAATATGCAGTGTTTATAGATGAAGAAGAAAAAGAAATAGCTTTTATAGATATTGATGACTCTATTCCATATGAATTATGGAATAATTAAAATTAGAGAATATAGTGTAGATAACTAAGTAGTATTTATAGTATTTTATATAACACTTTACTATAAGAATAAAACTATAATAACTTGATATATTGTTGTATATTTTATAGTAATTATAGCAAACTATATGTAGATATTAATCGAAGTATAGGAGTGTATATGGAAATATGGAAGTAGTAAAGGTAAGAACAGAAGATGATAAAGAGAGATATTTTGTAGCAGACGATGATGGGCTACCCATAGAATCAATATTGAAGTTTATAAGATTTAAAGATAATACTAATTTCGCAAGAAATACTTTGAGAATGTATTGTCAACATTTGAAGTTATACTTTGAGTATTTAGAACAAAGAGATTTAGACTTTCAAAAGGTAACTATTGATGATTTAGCTTTGTTTGTTAATTGGTTACAAAATCCTTATAAGAGTTTAAAGGTAATACCAACTAATAAAGTAGATTCAGCAAGAAGTCCAAGAACCATAAATATCGTGGTAAATACAGTTTTAGCTTTCTATGATTATATTTTAAGACATGAGGAATATAGCAATAATATTTCAGAGAGACTTAAAAAGTTTGTATCTACTCCAAGTAGAAATTTTAAAGGATTCTTATATGGAATTGCTCATGAACAAAAGAAAGTTACAAGCAATATATTAAGGCTTAAAGTTCCAAAGTCTAAACCTAAAACATTAACTAAGGAAGAAATAACAATACTCATAAACACTTGTAATAATTTTAGAGATAAATTTTTATTAAACTTGCTTTATGAAACTGGCATACGCATCGGCGAAGCCTTGTCATTATGGATTGAAGACTTTGATATTAGTAATATGATAATTGACCTTAAAGACCGTGGTGAGCTTGAGAATAATGCTGAAATAAAAACAGTATCAAGTCCAAGAAGAATTGATATATATCAAAATTTGGCTGATATGTTTATGGAATATATAGCTGAATATCATACAGAAGAAGTTGAAACTAATCATGTATTTATAAAAATAAGTGGTGAAATAACTAAGACAGGAATAGCACAACTTAAAATTCCAATAAGAGACAAAATTGCTGAAATGGTTCAAAGGTCTATTGATAAAGCTAAGGAATTAAGTACAGAAGTAAATAATCCTAATAAGTATTTATTTAATATTTATGAAGGAAAATTAAGAGGAACTCCAATAAATAAAAGAACTTTTGTAGATTGTATTAAAAGACTAATTGAACAAAAAGATATTAGAAATGCTAATGGAGAGTTATATCATTTTAAACTTCATTCATTACGTCATACAAGAGCTAAAGAATATGTTGAACAAGGTATTGGGATTAGTATTATACAACAAATTTTAGGTCATAGAAGCCTTCAAATGACAGTTCATTATGCGACTGTTAGTGAAAATATTCTTTACGAAAAATGGAAGGATACTGAGGACTTAGAACTTTTCAAAGTTGATACCAAAACTAACGACCTTGAAAAGATAGATTTAACTTCTGATACTGGCGAGAATTTGATTAGATATGAATATGTTAAAAAGAATTTAGATGCAGTTAGAGTTCCTTTTGGAGTATGTTTTAAGCCTTCCAAATTACCTTGTAAGCAACAAATGAATCATTGCTTAACTTGTGCAAGTTTCTGTACTACAACTGAAAATATTCCCGAATATGAAGAAGAAATAGACAAGGTTAAAACCCAAATAGAAACTAGTAATAAGTTTGGTAGAGAACTTTGGGCTGAAAAGAATCAACAATATTTAGATATGTTAGAAAAGACATTAGAAAAAGTTAGACAATATAAATTAGTTCACAAGAATGGTAAGTCAAGGGAGGAATCTTAAGATGGTTGGAAGCACAAAAGGTTTAAATGAGTATGCTAAAAATAAAAGTAAAATAACATTAGAAAAAGTAGATAAAGCCATCCGAGAGCTGTCGCTTGGCGAACAGAAAATTAACTTTAATAGTGTTTGTAATCTAAGTGGTGTATCTAAAACTTTTATGTACAATAATGCTGAAATTAAGAAAAGAATTGAAGAACTTAGAGATAAACAAACTGAAAAAGTTATAAAGCAAAGACTTAAATATGATAAAACTGATAAATCGAAAAATATTATTATAATGGCTAAGGATAAAAAGATTAAAGAATTGCAAGAAGAAAATAGAAAGCTCAAAGAACAATTAGAAGTTCTTAGAGGGAAATTATATGAAAAGTTATAGACTACATTGTTTATATGTAGTCTATGTATAAACTGCCATGACAAGTGGCTTTAAATACCTTGTACACGAGATATATTAGAAAGGGTGAAGTAAGATGGATAATAAATTTCCAATACTCGGTTCAAAACCGAAAGAGTATATACCATTAGATATAATAAAACTACATGAAAAACAAGCAATTAGAAATCATAGTCAAACATTAAAAAGGTTAACAGAACGTGGTGGACTAGGTTGGATTGAAGCTTTGTGTGTTTTAGAAGATAGAGAATATGATTTTCATATTAAACTAACCGAAAAGTCTGCAAGAACTAAAGTATTAGAAATTATTAATTTATTAAATTGTGAGGTGTAATGTTATGGAATTTGATAATATAGATGAGTTATTTGAACATATAAAACAAGAATGTCAAAAGAGTCTAGACGATATAACTCAAAAATATAAATTAAACACTGACGATGAAGAAAAATTGGATTTATTGATTAAGGAAATTATGAGTGATAATACATACGAAAATAAAGTATATCGTGATTATTGTATAGTATTTAATGAAAATGAAGATGTAGATACTATAAGAATTAAAGTAGAACAAAAAGACAGACCTAACGGAGCAGATGATGATGATGCAATTAGAGAGTATATATTAAATAATTATGGCTACAGAGATTATGAAATCATTGAAATTAATATGTTAGACAAAGTAACATTATAAATGTTTGACTTTTAATATATGTATTTTATTGAAATATTAAAGGAGGAAAAGTTAATGAAAGAAAGATTAAAAGAAATTGTTAGTTATTTAGATTGTGATGTGTATTGGAAACAGTGTAATTTTCTTGATGAAGATACTTTAGAAAATGGTAAGGTTGAATTCTATAGTAGAGATGAATGTAAAAATATTTCATTTAGAGAATTATTATTGTGGTATTTACCAAGGTTAGGTTATTGGCAAGATGCTCCTGATTGTAGTGAATGTAATGATGACTGTTCAAAATGTGAAGAAGGTGTTCGTGATAGAGAAGTAAAACAAAAACATAATGAATTGTTTCTTGAACTAATAGATATTTATGTGTTTTATAATTCTAACGATTGTACTAAGTACAATGAATTAAAAAATAAGTTAAATGATTTTATTAATGGAGGTAAAAATTGTGATTAATGTAGAAACGTTTTTGATAGATAGTAATTTAGAAATTGGTACATATGCTTTAGTAACCTATAATGATAAAACTGAAGCAACTTGGTTTTCTAGGCATGATTATGAGGGTAGAGATTGGTTCTTAGAGTCTCCTTGTGAATTATACAAAATTACAGAAGTTGATAAACCAGTTGAAGAGTTTGCAAAAGAATATATTGAAGGATTACTAGAAGATGATGCAGATGAACAGGAATATATTAATAAGTGGGTATTACCTATGATAATAGATAATGTATTGTACGAGATTGAAAATTTTCAATGTTCACCTTATTTACCTGAAGAAGTTGATGATATTAAATTAATTACTGAACAAGAGTGTTTGGAACATCTGCTAAAGCTTAAAAATGAAAAGTAATAATAAGGCTATAACTAGGTTGTAACCTATACATAACCACATAAAAGATGTCTTTTATTGGAAGTTGATAAATTAATATAAATAAGTGTTGACATATATAAATTATGGTAGTAAACTAATCATATACCAACCAATTAAACAAATTAATAGAAAAGGAGAAATAAAAATGTATAATTATAGTTTGGATTTTAGAATAACAGGTCAAGAGGCTAGAAAAGATATTCAAAGAGATGGACTTAAATCAGAAAAAGAGTATTCCTTTGATGAATGGAAGGCTATTGTTAAGGAAGCGATTGAATCTATTGAAGAAAATGAAATGCAGTATATCACAACTAATGTAATATTAAGAAAGGTTAAAGAATTGCATAATGATTTTAAGCCTATAGATTGGAACGCTAGTATTTTTATTGAAATGGAAGAAAATAATGAAGGAGAAATGTAAAATGTGTGAAGAATTTAAATTAACAAAATGGTCAGAGGAATTAATTAAAAACAGACTAAAACATCAATGTAAACTAAATGATAATGCACAATTAAATACAATAATAAGTGTAGTAAATGATATTGTAAAAAACAGAAATCTCTATCACTCTGAAAAAGACTTTCCTAAAAATAGTGACGAATTAGGAAAATTGTGGTTGTCAGGATATACAAATGGATTAAAGGTAGGTGATAGAGTTCAATTTAAATACATACTAAATGTTGATGGAGCTGAAGATGAAGATATTAAAATGCTAAGAAGCTGTCAAGATGAATTCGCTATCATAACAGGATTTAAAAATAGAATTAAGGGTGAACTAGCAAAACATGTAACAGTAGATTTTGCTAATGAAGAACTAGTTGAATTAAATGATTATCTATTCTTACCTATGCAATTCATTAAAGTAACAAGAGGACTAAGAGCCAAAGCAAATATTATTGATGAAGTTTGTGACATAGACAAGATACAAGTGAAAGAAGTTTTGAGTAAATTTGATAAAACTAATGAAAATAATATCTATTTAACTCAAAAAGAAAGAAATGTTATAAGATGTGATATTGAAAGAACACTACATAGTTTTGAGAATCAAGTAGATAGTTGTCTTAGAGATAATGAATTACAATTAGCCAAAGTTAATCATAATGTAGTAGATACTGCTAGAGGTATTTTAGATAAACTTCAATTTGCTGACTATGAGGACTTAGAAAATAGTAAATATTATCTTACTATAGATTTAGATAGACAAGGCGAGAATAAGGCTATATTATTTCATCAATATGAAAATAAATTAAAGATAGACAAATTTATTGATTTTTATGAAAGAGATTTCACTAAAATTGCAAAAAAGCTAATAAATGAAATTAAACCATACAAAAATGGAAAGATAATAATTCCTAATGTTGTATTTGGACAAAATTTAATAGATTTTATAAAAGCTGAAGGATTTGAAGATATTATAGAATTGGATTTAAAAGATTTAAACAAATGTAATATATATAATTTAGAATTATTCAATGATAAAAATAAAATATATAATCTATCAGATGTAAATATAGGAGGAAATGAATATCATACTGGGTTTATTAGATTAAAGAAGCAATTGGACAACCTAGTAATAAAGACAAATACTGAGGGTAGTTCTAGTAGATTTGATATGAAAGATAAAGATATAGATAAGTATTGGATTATATGTGTTTTTTATACATTATATAAATTAGGTTACAAATTATAAAATAAATTAATAGAACAAATAAAAAGGAGAGATAATAACATGAAAAAAGAATTAGTATTAAAAGAATGGCAAGCTGACATCATAAAGGATAAATCAAAAATTATTATGGTTAATACAAGTCGTGGAGGTAGTAAAACTTTTATATTAGCTAATAAAGTAATATATGAAAAGCCTAAAACAGTTTTATACATAAGTGATTATGCAAAACAATTAAATGTTCTAAAAGAAAATTTTGAAGAAATATTCCATTCAGATGAAACTATATGGAGAACTATTAAAGATTACAATTTTAGTCCAGATGAATTATTTATAAAGTTCATAACTGGTGAAACAGTAACAGTGTACAATAAGAATTTTGTAACAGACGAAGATGTAGAAATAGATATGGCATTGTTTGATAATGGATTACCACAATTAGACATTAAGGCTAAAAAGTATATATCTGTATTTACTATCAATTATCCTATAATGAATCTATTTAATAATAGAGGAGATATAAGTTATTATGCAGTAGGATTAGTACATTTAGAACGTGGATTGTTTACAAGAGAAAGAATAGAAGGATTAAAAAATGAACTTTCACCATTGGCTTTTATGAAAGATATTGATGTCTGTAATGACTATAATATTCTAGAAAAAGAATGGAAATCATTAGATGAATTTAAGAATGTAGAAGATAAACCAATAAGAGGATTAAGAGCAGGGAAATTCATAGAAGAATCTTGCAACATAAATAATGAAGATATTCAACATAATATTAATAAAATTGATTTTAAAAGTGAAATATTAAAAGAGAAACAAATAATAAATAAAGCAGTAGAAGAATATAATTCGGTTATACTAGATAATCTTGATAACATAGAATATCTATTTAAAGATTATCATAAACCAGTCGAAATAAGCTATGATAACGAAGGATATTTAGAATTAAAAATTATTTTAAAAAATAACAACAATGAATCAAATTACGATTTTAGACACATAAGAAACAGTGGTTATGAAAATATAATAAATGATACAAAAAATAAATTAAAAGGGTTTATTACTAGAATTATAGTAGCTAAAAATATAGAAATATAAAGGAGAATGATTATGACATTAGATAAATGTTTTAGGAAAGAATTATGGAGGGTCATAGAAGAATCAAAAAAAGGTACTAATTTTAATTCACAAAAGCAATTCGATAATCTACATACTATCTTAAAGAAAAATTATTCAATAGATGATATTGAAATGTTATTACAAGAATTTAATTGTGTAGTTAATGAGTATATTGGTAGTAAAGAATTTAAAGAACTATTTAAAGTAAATGGTGGATTTATTCAAGAGTCAAAAGATGCAGTATATTTAGATTTTGCAAGCTGGTTAGTTGGACAAGGTATAGAAATATATGACAGATTCTTTAAAAAAGGTAATGAAGTGGTAGTAGATTATATAAGAGATAATAAAATTAATAGTGAGAACTATGAATATGAGTGTTTAATGTATGCGTTCTTTAATATGAATGCTTAATATGACCATGGGGAGTTTCGGCTTCCCTTAAATTTGAAAATAAATTAAATTGATATAGATTGTGAACAAATTAATATAAGAAAGAAAGTGGAATATATGAGGAAAGTGTTTTTAGATGATTTGCCTAAATGGGAAAAACATAAAGGAAAAGGAGGAGGGAGAGATGGAACTATTAATTGGCTAAAATCTATTGGTTATAAAATAAGATTTGTATATAATAATATTAAGGGTATAATTAAAATAATTGACTATATTTCTTCAAAAAGTGAATTAAAGATAGAATATAATAATAAATATTTTTATATAGGAATTGATAAAATTAAAAAATGTCAGTTAGGTAGAATATTAGAAATATACACATCGGAATTTAAAATAGAAATAGGAACAAGATTTCAAGATGATAAAAGAGATATTGTAATTACAACAAGAGCAAAATTTAAAGATAAAAATGGACATTGGAGAAAATATTATAAATATAAATGTTATAAATGTAGATTCGAATGTGGAGAAAATTGGAGTATAAAAGAAAAAATACATAAAGATGAATTATGGATTTTAGAGAGCGATTTGATAAAAGGTACAAATTGTTCATGTTGTGGAGGTAATAGAATAGTAGTCAAAGATATAAATTCAATATATTATACTGATAAATGGATTATTTCATATATAGGTGAGGAATGTGCTAAGATACATAAACACGGTAGTAATGAGAAAGTACAAGTTACTTGTCCTGATTGTGGAAGAGTTAAGGTTAAAAATATGTCTATAGATACTATTTATAATAATCATTCAATAGGATGTTCTTGTGGAGACGGATATAGTTATGGTCATAAATATATCTATAAACTTTTAACCCAATTGAATCAAAAATTCATAGATAACCAAACATTTGATTGGTGTAAGTTTTATAATACATATAAACAAAAAGAAGTAAGTGGAGAATATGATTTTGTTTTAGAAAATATAAATTTAATTATAGAAATGGATGGTGGATTTCATAGAAAAGACAATAATATGTCAGGACAAACCAAAGAAGAATCTAAATTCTTAGATGATGAAAAAGATAGATTAGCTAGTGAATACGGATATAAGGTTGTAAGGATATCTGATGAAGGAGATATAAAACAAAATATATTAGATTCTGATTTAAGCAAATTATTTGATATATCCAATATAGATTGGCTAAAATGTGAAGCGTTTGCATTAAGTAACAGAGTTAAAGAAGCTTGTCTTTTAAAAGGAAATAATCCTACATTCACTACTGGTGATATTGCAAAAATTATGAATATACATTGTAAAACTATTTGTGAATGGTTAAAGAAAGGTAATGATTTGGACTGGTGCTATTATAATGCCAAAGAAGAATTAAATAAAATTGGAAAACAAAACGGAAAAACAAATCGCTCAATTCCAATAAAAATGTTTGATATAAATATGAAACTTATAATGATGTTTTTTAATTCGAATGAATGTAGTGAACAATCAGAACAATTATTTAAAATTAAATTATGCAAATCTGATATAAGAAAAGTTTGTTTAGGAACTCAAAATGAATATAAAGGATACATATTTGAAAATACTACTAAAGAAGAGTATCAAAAATGGATTGAACAAAAAAATAAATTAAAATTATCAATACATAGCCAAGAATTAGCACAAGCGTATTAATACATATATAATTTAAATAAATTAATATAAAATAGTATTGCATTATATGGTAGTATGTGATAATATTAGTTTAACGAATAAATTAAGAAAAGAAGGTAATTAATATGGCACAAATAAAAAGAACTGATACTATAATTAGAAAATATATGTATGGAAATAGAAATGCAACAATAGAAGGATTAGGGTTAGAATTAGATAAATATAATATCAAACCTACTTTTTTAAAATCAGAATTTGGGAAATACGAACCTTTGAAATTTGTTCATATTCCAACTGAAGGCTATGAAATGTTTGAGATATTTAAGTTGGTTAAATTATGTAATGATTGGGAGAAAGATTTCAAAACAACATTATTAAAAGATACTTTGACAAATTATAAAAATATAAGTGATTATATTAATATAATAATAGATAAATTAATTCCATTGTTGGTTAAAAGTAATAAAAAATCATCTGAAAAATATAGTAATTATAGCAGTAAATTTTTAGCATTAAATTTATCAAAAATACAAAAAGAATATGCAATGATAAAATATTTATATGATGATTTTGTAAAAGATAATAATGAATATAAAAATGTTGATATTAAAATAGAATATATAGCTAGATTTATTTCAAAGAATTATAGAGATAGAAAAAGAAATATTCCATTAGATATAAATGTTGTATGTCAATCATTAAATGAAAAAGAAGTAAAACCAGTTAATTTAGAAGAATTAAAGGTTGCTAATAACAGCGAAAGAACCAAAAAAGTCTATAAAGAGATAATCAGGGGTAGAGAAGTAACTATAACGGTCACTTGTAATAAACCATCACCAGGAGCTATAAAAGCTTTAGCAGATGGTATAATATATTTATATAATAAAAATCATAGTGAGGAATAGGTGATAATTATGGAAAAAGTAACTGTAGAAATTAAAAATGGATATAAAATTATTAATGTTCAAAAGGAAGTTAGTCCAGAACAATTAGAAGAAAATAGACAAAAAGCACTTGCAGAATTATACAAAATATTCTATAAAAAGGTAGAATTATAATGGATGGCGAATTAGAAGAATTAAAGTATAAACTAGATAATGATTTATTAACTGCCGAATGGTATTTGTCATTAAGTCCAATGGATAGAATGGCTTTTCATATGCAAATAATTCATTTAGAATGTGAAGATAAAAACAAATATTCATTGAATGAAATATTAGAAAAATTAAATAAACCAAGTAATAAAACAGAATATATATTGCATGATAAAAGAAATAATACTTTCAGTGAAGGGTATCCTACATATAATCAATTAAAGGAACATTGTGATATAATTGAATTAAAAGAAAAATATAAGCATAAATATTGTTCATATTTTAAGGTGGTGAAACATGAATATGAACTTAAAGGAAATGAATATATAAAATGTTCTTAGATTATTGTATGTAGAATATAAAGTAAAGGATGGATATTTGATATGGATGATAAAATTTTAGAGATATTAATGGAACTTAAAGAAGGTCAAAATGAGATTAGAGCAGATATAAATAAGTTAGATGACAAAATTAATGTCATACATGGACAATTTGATGATATTGAAAGAAATATAACTAGACTTGAAGTAGTAACATCTAAAAATTGGATAGATGTAATTAATTTAAAGAGGAATAATAAAGTCATAGAACATGAAGAAATGTTATCAAATATTGAAGAAATAAAAAGAGTAGTAAAACAAAATTGCTTTGATATAGCAGAATTAGTTTCTATTGTAAAATTAAAAGATGAAAATAATGATTTAATTGACACAGTTAAATTTACTACACATAAACTAAGAGAATTTGAAGAAGATATATTTATGTTAAAAGAAAAACTTCAATTAAACAAAATACACCAATAAATTAACAGAATTATGTTGACAGATAGTTAGTAAATATGTTAAACTAGATTTAAAGGTGGTAAGAAATGAAAAACTTACCACCAATACATAAAAAGTAGGTTTCAAGAATGGCTTAAACACTAGGGTGTAAAAGTCAAAAAACCTGTTAAAAAGTATGTTTTATAATAACTTAATAAATTAATAGAAATAATCATTTACAAATGAAAATATATGTGATATAGTTAAATAGTGGTAAGAAACAAATTAACAGAATATGTTTTATTGGATAGATAACCTACTCGAAAAGTCCCAAAGTTATAAATCTTTTAGAAAGTAGAGCTGACAATGTTCAGCCTATCCAATAAAGCATATTAAATGCTAATAAATTAAAAATACATATTAAAGGAGAGATTAAAATGAAAAAATATCAAGAAGGAAGACTCAATAAACTAGAACTACAACCTTACAATATTGTAGTTGCAGATACAACTGAACCAGATTATGAAATGAGCAGAAGAATATTATTAGAAGAACTTGAAGGTTTAAATTATGGAGAATATGTATTACTAGAAGGAGGACATTGTAGTTGTTATGACTTTGATGATACAGATTGGGAAGCAATAGTTTATACAAAAGAAGAATTAGTTAAATTAGCAAATGCAGACTATAATCAAAATGATAAGTTTTGGAAATTAGTTAAAGTGGCAATGGGTAAATAAATTAATAGAAGGAAGTGGATGTGATGAATAAATGGTCATATATAGCATATGGTTGTGCTTGGATAGCAACTGGAATAACAGTATCAATCGCAGTTTATATAACTAAATCAGCAAGTCCTGTTTGGGCAATGTTAATTCCTAGTTTTATATCAATGTCAAGTAAGTATTCAGATGATAAAGACAAGCCAATAAAAGAATAATTTTAAAGTAAGTTAATAAATTAATGAAAATAGTATAAAATTGCATTAAGTTTAACTCGAGAAGTTGAAATGCGTATTATAAATAAATTAAAAAATAACAAAATTTAATGGGTGACGAGCCAAAGTCAGAAGGAGAGAAATATTATGGAACAAACTAAAAAGAATCGAGGTGAATTCTTATATAATGTTGGCAATATAATAAATGAAAAAGTTATATTAAAAAGATATAAATACAACAATACACTGTATTACGATTATCAATGTTTAATAGATGATAATATTGATAAAATGACTGAATACAATTTAAAAAATGGTATGAGTTGTAATGTTTGTGTAAATCAAAAAATTTTAAAAGGCGTAAATGATATTTCAACGACTGATCCAAATAGTATTAAATTATTTAAAAATATTGAAGATTGTTATACACATTGTCGTGGTAGTACAGATAAAGTATTAATGGTGTGTCCTAACTGTGGCAACGAAAAATTAAGACAGATAGATTTATACTTTAGATATAAAAGTTTAGCATGTATTTGCGATGATAGAATAAGTTATGGTGAAAAAATGATATTTTCAATACTAACTCAATTAAATATTAACTTTGAATATCATAAAAGAGACTTTGATTGGTTAAAACCTTTTAAAAAAGAATATGACTTTTATATACCTTCATTAAATTGTGTGATTGAAGCACATGGGAAGCAACATTACGAAGAATCAGCTAGAGGTCGTTCTTTAAAAGAAGAAGTAGAAAATGACAAATTTAAAGATGAGTTAGCTAAAGATAATGGAGTACAAAATTATATAATAATTGATTGTAGGCAAAGTGATTTAGATTTTATAAAAAATTCTATATTAAACCATAAACAGTTTAATAGCCTTATAGATACAAGTAATGTTGATTGGGAGGAATGTTATATATTTTCTTTATCAACTAGAGTTAAAGAGGCATGTGATTCATGGAATAATGGGGTTCATAGTAGTGTTAAAATTGCAATGATGATGAAACTAAGTAAATCAACAATCCAAAAATATTTAAATAGAGGGGTAGAGTTAAATTGGTGTGACTATAACGCTAAAAATGTACAAAAAATGAATGGAAATATAAATATATTAAAAGCAACTGATAAAATTAAAAAGAAAGTGTTATGTTTAAACAATAATCAAATATTTGAAAGTGCTTCGGATGCGTCAAGAAAATCATTAGAGATATTTGGAATAAATATTAGTAGAAAATATATTTCTTATATATGTAATGGTAAAAAGGATAATTATAAAGGCTTTAAATTTAAATTTATATAAAAAATTAATGGGTGGTGACCTGCACTAGAAGGAGAATTATTATGATACAAGGAACTAAAGGATATTTAAGATTAGAAGGAAAAATTTGGGGATTAAATAACAAAGAACCTTTCACTAACTCAGTAAAAAGAAATCTTTCATTTGGATTACAAAGTAGTGCAACTAACACTAATTATGTACAAGTAGGAGACTGGAGTAATTCAAAACTTAATGTTAAGTTAAAAGCTAATCAAGATGATGAAGTAACAGAATTAAATGAACAAGAAGCAATTGATTTTGTTAAAGCAAACTTTAAAGATGGAGATAGTGTATACCTAAATATCAGAGCTGATATTGATACATATCATAAAAAATTAACATGGATAGTAAGCCAAATGTATAAGAAAAGCGATGTAATTGATTTTCATGCAGATGATTTTGAAGAAGTAAATGAGTTAAATCAATCAATTATAATAACTGAAAAACCAAGTAATGGTTTGGTTAAAGCTGGTGTAACTACATATAAAGGCGAAATGATTGAATTAGAATTATCGTTAGAGGATGAAGTAGTTAAGGAGTATATAGAAGAAAATGCAAAAGTTGGTGATTTACTTCATGCAACAATTAAAGTAGATAATAGACCAATCTACGAAGAAGGAGAAGTAGAAACTGGTGAACCAACAAAAGAAAGAAAAACATTAAAAGGAAAAACTATTGGTGGAAATAATACTAAAACTTATAAAAAGATTAAAGAAAGAGAATTGGTATTATCAGTTATAGATATTGATACTGAAAAAAATGAAAAGGGAAAATATACAAGAGATGAAATTAGAGAAGCATTAGAACTTGTTGAATCTAAGCAAGTAAATAAATCAAATGGTTCAAGTAAACCAAGTGGCGATACTACAACTGTAACAGATGATGATTTACCATTTTAATAAATTAAAAGAAATAACAACAAAAGAAGAAGCCCTTGATTTTAGGGCTAATAGATAAAAATAATAAATAAATTTAAAATAAGAAGGAGATTATAAACATGGGATTTCAAAAAGCAGTTAGAGAGAATATATGGGCAAAGGTATTAACAATAGCACCTTCTGGTGGAGGGAAAAGTTTTGGAGCATTAAGAGTCGCTAAAGGTTTAACTGAAGCATTAAGTAAAGATACAGGTAATGAAGAAAGAATTGCTTACATAGGAACAGAAGGTTCGAGAGATAAATATTATGCAGATGAATTTGATTATGATTTAATGCAACTAAAAGCACCTTTTACACCTGAAAGTTATGTTGATGCGATTGATGAAGCAATAGATGCTGGGTATAAAGTAATTGTAATTGATCAAATAAGTAATGAATGGGCTGGAAAAGGTGGAATGTTAGAAATACATAGTAAAATGAGTGGAAATTCATATACTAACTGGTCTAAGTTAACACCTAGACATGAAAAATTTGTAGATAAGATATTAGATTCAGAAGCATTTATTGTAGCAACAGTAAGAGGAAAAGATAAATATGTATTGGAAGAACAAAACGGAAAGCAAGTACCTAGAAAAGTTGGTATTGGATATCAACAAAGAGACGATTTAGAATTCTTATTTACTGTCGCTGTAACTGTAGAACAAGATACTCACTTTTTTACATCAGTAAAAGATAATACACATTGCTTTGAAAATAGAAATGATGTATTAACAGAAAAAGATGGAGATACAATTTATAAATGGTCTACTGGTGGAGACGTAAAATCTAAACGAAATGAATTAGAAAAAGCTAAAGAAGAAGCAAAAACAAAAATTGCATTAAATCAAGAAGAAGAAGCTAAGAAGATAGTACAGGAAAATGAGAAGAAAGCTAAAAAACAACAAAATAAACTATCTTTAGATGAATTAAAGGCTGATATTTTACTTAAGTGCAAAGAGTTATCTGATAATGGTAAGAGAGCAGAAGTTATTCAAACTTTAAAAGATTTAAATGATAGTCCAAACCCTAATGATATTACAGATAAAACAATTGCAGAAAAAGTAGTATCAGCATTTGAAGAATTAGCATAATAAAACATAGCCCATGTCTGTTTAGATGTGGGCTAATTTAAAAGGTAGGTGAATATAAATGAAATGCAAATACTCCTATTGTAGCCACGGAGGCGAGGTAGAAAGAGAAGAAGCAGTTAAAAGTGGTAATTCGTATTTTCATAAAGACTGTTATCACGAGAAAGAATTAAAACAACAAATAGAAGAATATTATTTAAGCAATATGCCAACTTGCACATTACAAATTCTAAGAAAAGTTATTAAACAATTAATTCATGAAAAGAATAATTCGGCAGATTATATTTTATTTGTATTAGAATTTATACATAAAAATAATAAACCTATAAATAATCCTTTTGGATTAATTAATTATTCCAATGACTATAAGTTGAAGAATGAATTTAAGAAAATTACCATTAGAGATGAATATAACAAAACCATTAATATAAACAAATTAAATACTAGTGATGATAGTATTGTATTTACCTATACTCCTACAAATAAAAAAATAACAGACATATTATAGGTGGTGAAATCATGAAAGCTAATGACATTAAAAAGTTCGAAAAATTACATAATATAGAATTGCCTAAAGATGACATTTCAGAAACAGGAGTAATAGGAACTATATTAGTACATCCAGAGTTTATTTACAAGACAGAGTATCTGAAACCAAATCAGTTTTATAATAGAGAACTAGCATGTATATATCACATAGTTAATAATTTAATGGAAAAAGGTATTACAGAAATAGATAACTTTTTAATAATGACTGAAGTTGAGGGTAATAAAGGCTTTAAAAATATAATTAATGAATTTGATGATATTTCAAAAGATATATGTGGATGGCTAGATGATTTGAGATTAGTAGCTAGGTCTGAAATCGAAGGATATGAATTTATTGCTAACAATATAGTATCTAACGCCTTTAAAAGAGATACATATATAAAACTAAGAGAAATGGCGAATGGAGTATTATCAAGTAATGAAGATATAAACAGTATTAATTATAAAGTTCAAACTGATATAACTAAATTTGCAGATGATTATATTGTAGATACTAATGTTCAGATGATAGGAGATAAAGCAGATGAATTGTGGGAATTAATAAAAAGCAGACGAACAGATTCAGGATTTGCAGGTATACCTAGTAAATATAAAGGGTTAAATGAATATTTTACTTATGAAAATGGCGAATTAGTTGTAATAGGTGGTAGAGCAAAAAGTGGTAAATCAATGTTCTTTCTTAATGAAGCTATACATAAGGTTGAAAACGGAGTTCCTGTAGCTATATTTGATACTGAAATGAGTGATGAAAGATGGATGATAAGATTTTTAGCATTAAAATCTGGAGTAGATATAAAAAAGGTTAAGAACGGTAATTACTCATTACAAGAAGAAAAAGCGGTCGAAGAAGCTAAGGAATGGTTAAAAAATAAGCCATTAGTTCACAAATACGATGTTGGTTGGACTAAAGATAAAATTTATATGACAGCGAAACAACTAAAACAATCTATGAACTTAGGTTTATTAATTTATGACTATATAAAAGTAGATGATACTGGTGGAGGAGATAATAAAGAACATAATGTATTAGGAGATATGACTAATTTCTTAAAAAATAAGGTAGGTGGAGCATTAGATATACCTATAATAGCGGGTGGGCAAATGAGTCCAAAAGAACAAAGATTGGCAGATAGTGATAAAATAAATAGATATGCTTCAACTATAGCATATTGGATACATAAAACAAAAGAAGAAATGCTTAACGATGGTGTTGATAGTGGCAATTGTAAATTAGTAATTGATTATAATAGAAATGGTGGTCAAATGGAGGACGGAGAATATTTAAATTTTGTTTTTGAGGGAGATAAGGCAATTATAACTCAAGCTAAGAACTTTTCTAATATAGAAGGTGGAAACTCACCATATTAAAAGGAGGTAAGGCATATGGATAAGGATGAACTTAAAATATATCTAAAAGAGAATCCACAATATATAGAAAATATATTAGAAAATATAGGTTGTCATCATATAAAAAAAAGTTCAAAACGTATTACTTGTGCTTTGCCCGATGGTGATAATTTTACTTCTATAAGCATTAAATTAAATGATAATTTAAAAACAGAAGTATATTCAAGAAAAGGTGAATTTGATAAATACGAATATAAAGATATGTTTACTCTTATACAATTCATAAATGAATATAGTCTACCAGAAGCTATTCAGTTTGTATGTAAACAATGTGGATTGAAATATAGCAACAATGTTAAAAAGAGTGAAAAGAGTTCTAGTTATAGTTTTTTAAGACAATTTAAAAGAAGTTTAAATAAAATAAATAAACTTGATGATTATGATGAATTAATATTAGATGAAACTTTCACTCAGAGATTTATAAGAGAAACGTGTGATTTGTTTTTACAAGATGGGATTAATAAGACTACACAAACTAAATTTGGTGTTTCATATGACATATTAGATAATAGAGTGGTTTTCCCAATTAGAAATGACAGTGGAGAATTACTTACGTTCAAAGGACGCACGATGGATAATGATTATAAAATTAAAGGAATACCAAAATATTTTTACTATTATCCATATGTCGGAGAATTCTATTTATATGGTTTATATGAAAACTATTTTGATATTATATCATCTAATGAAGTGTTTGTATTCGAGGCAGAAAAGTCAGTTATGCAATGTGATGATATGGATATTAATAACTGTGTAGCAGTAAGCAAAAAGGTTATTAGCCCAGTACAGTTAACAAAATTACTTAAACTAGGAAAAGATATAATACTAGCCTTTGACAAAGATGTTGTTTTAGATGATATTTTTGTAGAATGTAAGAAATTTAAAAAAGGGTTATGTAATGTTTATTATATATATGATGATTTAGACTTATTGCAAGGGAAAGAAAGTGTTACTGATAAAGGTAAAGAGACATTTATGCAATTATATAATAATTGTAAATTTAAATATGAGGGATGATTAAATATGAAATATAAATTAATAGGTAATAACTACACTTTTACACCTATAGAAACAGTTTTAGAAAATAGAGGTATAACTAAGGACTTATTTAATTTAGATAAGTTAGTTATAGAAGATTATAATAATTATGATAATATGCAAGAAGGAATTGAGTTACTATTAAAACATTTAAATAATAATAGCAAAATAGTA